TTCGCCCATTCCGATGATCCTCTGATAAGGATTCAATATTGCCGCTTCCGAGATTGACGATCTCGCGCCCCGCTCTTTCTTCCACTGCTCAACGAGGCTCTGAAATTTCACTGTATTTATCATCTCACTGTCCATGTTGTGCTCTGCACTAAGTTCCGTAGAAAAATCCTTACACCTACAATTAGCAAGTCTCTTTACTTTGTGCTTGGTGAACTCGCTAAAGAACTACACTGTTCTATTACTGAAATAAATGGAGAAGCAGACCATATCCATTTTCTTTTGTCCTATCCGCCCACCGTCCAGTTATCCACAATCGTTTCCATCCTCAAATCCAAGTCCGCTCAAGTTATCCTTAACATCTACGGCTCTTTCTTCTGGGGCAACCATAAAAGAACCATGTGGAGCAGCGGTTACTTCCTTTGTTCCGTAGGAGGAGCTACTTTGGAAGTTCTCAAGAAATATATTGAGAATCAAGGTAAATAGCCTCGCCCCTTACCCACCGCAAGCGGAGGGATTGCGGGGCGAATTGGTTCATTCCACGTTCTCCCTTAACATCTGCTCTGCCGCTTCCTGACTGATCTCTCCACACTGCACCAGTAACTCCACATACGCTCGCGGGAACCTTGCAATCTTCTGTGCGCGGAGGAACTCAGTAAACCTATCCTCATCTTGCTGTCGTTGTACATCTTCTGCAGTTTTAACATCAAGCTGCCGACCAAAAGCTTCCAGATGCTCGTCCATACTAAACCCTGCATGCCGTTCAATCAAGAGGCAATCTAGGCACCCACCACATCCTCCACAAGGGTTCTGTTTCTGCTGATTGAACATGCTCTTAACCTTTGGGCTCATCTACAGCCACCTCAAGTGATAACAGAACAATCTCGCCTGCAACCCAGACTTTCCACAACGCCGAAAATTTACAAAGTTGGCGTTTGTGAAATACTCTATCGCTTGCTTCCGTCGCCATGCACGCAATAACCGAGCTCTAAGTTTTGGATTGATGCTCCCAGAGTAAACTCTGGGATTCTTTGAACCTTGGTTAGGCATAAGCGTATGCCTCCGTAGTCGCCAGAAACGGGGTCACCAGTACACCCGACCTGCGGCTCGCTGAGTCCGCAAGTAATTCCACGTCGATTGTCCGATTGCCACTCATGCCGATGTTGAAGGCTGAGTTGCTATCCCTGTGGTCTTTGTGTCCGCAAGAAGCACAAACGAATGCTTTCCCGTTCGGCTTTGTCCGCTGTCCGCACCTTGAGCAATCCTGCGATGTATAAGCGGGATTGACCTTGATTACGGGAACGCCAAGCAAGGCAGCTTTGTACGTGATGTACTGCAATAGCTGGTAGAAAGCCCACTGTGAACGCTCGACATAGCCACGGATTTTGCTCTTAGGCTTGCGGACGCTCTCAAGGTTTTCCACGGCGATTGCTCTGCGGTGTGTTTTGGCGTAGGAAACGATTGCTTTAGACACTATGTGATTCTCGTGCTTTGTACGTCTTGACTGCTTTTGGCTCAACTGTCGCAGAGTACGAATCTTCCCTTGACTCTTGAGTGTTGCCCTGCGACGACGCCAGTTGTCCTTTGTCGCAGCGGGATTGAAGCCAAGGTGTCTGACCTGACCGTTCTGTGGGTCTGCCAATACAGCGACATTTCCAACAGAATTACGGTCTACTCCGATGCAACCTTTGACTTCGATTTGCGGCTGGGCGTGGGTGTTATAGCACACCGATGCAAGCCATTGACCTTTGCGTTTGAAAAACTCGATGCTTCTCACCCAACCAACTACAGGCTTAGGGAATGTGATTGGCAAGATTTCCTTCTTGAACAGCGCAGGAATCCTGAGTCCATTCTTCTCCCGCTTGATTTGCTTACCTTTGTCCCCGCAGATGGGCAGAACGATGTGGCTGACCGTAACCAGCTTCTTGTTACGCTGGTATTTGGTGATGAGCGATTTTGCTATGACACAAGGGATTTCTGGGTAATACTTGGATGAGGAGCATTCCCGCAGATGAAGCATACGAGGCAGAACGTCCTTCCGAGTCCGAACCAGCAAGACATCAAGTACGGGAGCAAACGAATCGGGAACGCCGATTACGCAACAAGTAGCCACAGTGTCCATCGGCTGATTTTCCACATCGTTTTCGTCGTAAAATTCCGTCGCCAAGTGTTGTCTCCTTCCCGTCTCAGATACCTGCTTGCCCTGTTTCCTCGCATCGCCTCTTACTACAAGTACCGAATAATCGAAGTGAATGGTGAGTCTGACCACATACATTTTCTGCTGGAGGTTCCGCCGTCCGCTTCTGTTTCCACTGTGGTTGCTAGACTCAAATCCGTGTCCTCAAAATTCTTCCTTAACCGCTACGGCTCAATGTTCTGGGGCGACCATTCCCGCACTCTTTGGAACTCTGGCTACTTTGCCGCCTCTACTGGCGGCGTGACTCTTGAGGTCCTCAAGCGTTATGTTGAGAACCAAGGCACTCGCTAACCCAACCTAAAGGTTGGGATTGCGCTCGTCGAGCCGTTCATGTTGAAGGGCTTCAGAACTTTATTCGCCTGCCGCACCGATAACCTTGTCCCGGCTCCTCTGGTACCGTCCGGATCATAGCCATATATCATATGAACCGGGTCGGGTAAATGCTTATTACCCACCTTCACTGTGTTGAGGTACAGCTTGCGATTCCGGTTAAACGTTCTTCGAGTTTCACTTTCATATGACATACGATCTAATACTGTGCTGCCCTTAATCCCTGAAGTCGGGCGGCTAAAGATTTAGTCACCTTATCAGCGTCGTATCGTTGATGAATAGCGTGAAGCATTTCGCGAACTTGTTCATCCGCGAACTCCTCGGCGGTCCTAGGTCGCTTTGCGTACGCTTCATCCAACCGTTTATTCCAGTACTGTCTGTCGTTCATATGTGTCCTTTGGAGCTGGCGGAGGGATTTGAACCCCCGGTGATTCCTGAGTACGGATCAGGTGCAGTCGGCCACTGTGCCACGCCAACTTAACTTGGTCTCCACTTGGGAGGGTCTTCTTTGAACACGAGGAGCTCGAACTTTGTGAGTGCCCATTCATCAGGGTTCACTTTGCTGGGGTCAACCTCGTCGTCATTACGTATAGTCCAGCGTCCATCCTTCGCTCTAATGGCCCACAGTACCTTTGTCCTCATTAGGACTAATACTGAGTGTGAGCTAACCCGGCCTTTTTATACGCGCAATTAAACTTGTCGTATATTGCGCGTATCATATTTATATTGCGCGATACTTGCGCCTTAATAACGTTTCTCCTACGGCAGAGGCGTAACTCACGCCGCAGGAGTCGAGTGCCTCATTTGCTCACCGTGCGGCACCATTGCCCCCGGCTCTGGCAGTGAGGAACCAAGTCATCTGCCCATAATCTTGGTAGGCGCAGGTGGATTCGAACCACCGACCTCTCCGTTATCAGCGGAGGGCTCTACCGGGCTGAGCTATGCGCCTGTAACCCCTAATTAGGTACGACTGTACCCATATAGGGGTCATTTACAGCTTAAACACCCGCTGTATGGGTCAAAGTAAAACCGCCCGGTTAAGGGCGGCTTCAAGCTCTTTGACTCGGGCTACTATTACCAGTTGCCCAACCAAAACTCGAAGCCGCTACCCGTTTGGATAGTGGTTTTCGTAATTCGAGTTTGTGTAGTCATCGTCATGATTTTGGTGTGCCCCCATTTTGGGCAGGAGCTGATCCCGATTGCTTTGTTTTCGCAAGGATTCCTGCAATCTCAGAATTCCCTTGCAAGGTTCTTACTCTGGAGTGAACCATCCTCCGCTGGGCTTATATCTCCGAGTCCCACCCAGTCAAGAGGTCTCGAAGAGGTACTCTCTAACAATACTGCTGAAAGTCATCTTTTGTCAATCTACTAGCAAATATTTATTTCTTATTCAAAAGCCGACTCTTCCAACGATCTTGTGTTTCAGCTCCGCCGAACTGCAGCGGCTGCGCTTTCCAGCTTTGTACCCGGGTCTCAACTTCCGGGATGGTACCTTTGATACCCACAATATCGCGGCGGGTCATCGCTATAGTGGTCACCAGCGCTTCCTCAAACCCTTCCTCACCCTTGTGATACTCGCAGGGGACTTCCCGACTGTACCCAAACTGCTTTTCCTTCACGCGCTTCGTCCCCATCACCAAATCGACCTCTCCGGCCTCCAACTTAATCAGGTGCGCTTTAAGATTCTTGAGGCTGTTCTTCAACGCGGTGACGAACTCGATAGCTCCCTCGGGAGACAGTTCCCACGCTTTGTAACCGTGTCCGAAGCAAACACCGTTGCGCATGCCCCACTTCAATTCATAGCCGTGGGCAACCAGGCTTCCATCGAAGGTCAGCTTCTGCCGACGCATACACACTGGGCAGATGCCCGTGTTCAGCTTGTCACGCTCAGCCTGAACTTTCTGTTCATCAGTGAGGACGGGAGGTTTGCGGCCCTTCACGATGTAGGGTTTTACGTTCTTGACTAACTCAGCCAGAACTGCAGCCTCCTCCATTATCTGAAGGACAACGCCGATGTACCCCTCACCTTTGAACTTCTGAAGTTTCTTCGCCGCCCCGGGCATGTTATTGAGCTGCGGGGGGTAGATGATGCTCCAACGAGGGTCGTTGTTCTCCCACTGAGGGTAGTCGAGGCCGAGGCTGCGACGGAGAGACCGGGACTCGTCTTGGGCCTTGTCCATAGCTGCTTCCACAACGTGCACGATGACGTCTTTTGCAGCCACAAAGTCTGCGTTGAAGATTTGCTGGTCGGCAATTCCGGAAACAAGGGCATTCTTAGCTTCGGAGAATGAGGCCGCGTAGTGGCTTGTAGCGGCGAAAGCGTCGATCTTGGGTGTCTCAACCATAAAATTACTATACCTGTACCCCTAAAAAATTTCAATGACTAGTTTAAAAATAAACCCTATAGTTCATCCGCTTCCCGCTCCAGCGCAACCGACGCCCCAACCAACATCGCATTCTTGATCATCAGAAAGTCCATAGAAGTGGGCTCTTTGATGTTGTCGTGGACAAACGTAATTGACCGCATTTCAATTTCTTTGATGATGGCTTCGCTGTGTTCTGCTGGGTCACTCATATTGATTACCCCTCAAGGTGCTTCTCTGACATAGGTTGCTCTGCGCGTATCCGTCGCGCCCCGGAATAGAATTAGTCCCAAACGTGCTGATCGCAATGCGCGGCCCAGGTGGCTTTCATTTCGGCAATTGCTTCCGCATAATCGTCCCCAGCTAGGATGCGTTTGACGGCCTTGTTACCAGCCGATGCTTTGACATCGTGAGCTGCTCCGCCCCAAGCCTCAGCGAGGATGTAGGCAGCGGCGCGGGGATAGCGGGCGCGAAGGTCGTCAGTGTTTCCGGCGGCGGGCCGAGGAGGCCGGACGCCATCATTGTGCTCATCGTCCATCATTTTCGCGAATTGCTCGCTGTAGCGCTCACGCTCATTGAGTGCTGCACGCAGCTCCTTGAGCCCTTCGATACCATCGATAGCTGCCTTCTCCTCGGCGGTGGCAGCGTCGGCATCGGCCTTAATCTGCAAACTCACAGCATCGATAGCGAGCGCAAGCTCAGTACCTAGTGTGCAAGGCGGGTTGCTCATCAACACACGCTTGGTGGCCGGGTCAAATCCAGCGGCTTTGATTTTAGCGATTTCGGAAGAGCTGGGCTCTCGGCTGGTTTGGCCGTTGGCCATCAAAACCCTAAAAACGCGCTTTCCGGATTTGTAGATGTCGAGCGAGATATTCCAGCCGCTAGGCCGGACTTCCGCTGTTACCTCTCCAACTGTGATTGTAGTAGTTGTCATCTTGCTCTCCATGCGGCTGGTAGCCGCTTTCCCCTGCTCAAGGTGCTTCTCTGACATAGGTTTACAGTGCTCGCAGCGATAGAGTCTCTCGCCATGAGTAGACTTGGTATCTGTCCAACTAACCTTCACTGGAATATAACCGGAGGCGATTGGGGGCACCAGCCATACAGCCATACCCTTCTTAGGGAGCATCTCTTTGGTCATCCCGAGGTGTTGATACGTGTTCACTACTGTACTGGCCACAGCGAGATTAGTAAACACAACCTCGGTCACTTCCGGTGCTTTCTTCGGTGGGTCTTCTACCGCCTTCAAGCGAGAAGCGGCACTCTCCCAAGCGGCGATTGCAGTGTCACACTCATCGGAAATCTGGGTGCATGCAGGAAAGCCCTCTTCATCAATCTCCGGACTTGTAACCACACCATCCATCACGGTGTAGGATTTTGGTCGGCGAATATAGGGAGAAGGAAAGGAAGGCTTTACAAACGCCTTTGGAAATTTATTTTTAACTGTCAGCACATATGTAGACGGCTGAGTGGATGCTTTCTTCGACTTCCGGCGATTGGGAAGGGATAGGAAACAGGGGTCGTTATCCTCGTCTCCTCTAATTTCGGGCTTCTTACTCAATCCCAGATCACTGGGATGGCTGTTTACACCATCGAAATTGTCCTCTTCCATTGAGCCTAAAATATCCGCCATACTTACCTTCTTTTGTGAAGCATTCTTGAGAGTTTTAAACCACTTGATGCTCCCAGACTTAAAGTCTGGGATTCCTGACTTGCCGATGTTAGACATAGGCAACCTCGTGGGCACATCCTGCCCCGATGTTGAGGGTGTTGATAGCGGCGTTTACGTCCCTATCGTGCGAGGCTCCACAGTCTCTACACACCCAACTTCTTACCGACAATCCTGCGAGTCCTGTGGGGCCAGTTGGCTTACCACATTCGTTACAAGTCTTGGTGGAATCTTTTGAAGCAGTCTCGATGAACGTCGTACCGCTTGTGGGCGACTTGTACGACAGCATTCCTCGAATCTGTGCGTGAGCAGAACTCGCTACGCTCTTCCCAAACTTCTTGGCTATTCCCTTGTGGTTATCTTTGCTCCATACGATTATCACGTTCTCACTGACTAGCCGTGTCGTGATTTTGTGATTTCTATCTTTCTTGCGGTTGGCAACCCGTTCCTGAATCCTTGCTGCCAACTGTTTGTCGTGGCCACGTTGTGCTTGTGCCAATCGTTTTGCACTGGCTTCCAACTCCCGTGGGTGTTCGATGATTTCTCCGTCCGAAGTTGTCAGTAGATTCGAGAAGCCTGAGTCGATTCCAATTTCTCCATACCCAGTCCGCTCAATCTTCCTCGGCTCTGCATCTATGAACAGGCAGAGATACCAACCCGATGCACGTTTGACCATGCGACCGCACTTGATTTTACCATCTGGAATGTCCATCTTGTAGAAGCGGACACTACCCAGACTCGGCAGAGTGATGCGATTACCTTTCGGAGCCTTGATGGGGTCAGGAAACGGAATGCTGGTGAGTTTGTTCCGCATTCCTTTAAGACGTGGCTTGCCAGCAGTCTTCTTGAAGCAACGCTTCCACGCATCGTGCACAGTGCAGAGAACTCCCTGCAACGTGTGGCTAGGAATCCCCAGTCGCTCTCCGTGGTTCGCCAGTAGGTTCTGGAAATCGTTCTTGGAGAAATAGATTTTGTCTTTGGCGTTGAGTTCTACCTTCCTGGCTGCAAAATTGAAAACAGAGCCGAGAATAGGAAGCCATGACTCAGCAGTCTTCTCTTGCGTCTTGCACATCCGAAGTTTTAGTTGTGTCTGAATCACGGTATCCTCCTTTCTCAATCAAAGTCGTCGCTTACCCAGATTAAAAATCTGGGATTGCGCTCCTCAACTACCGTTCATGGTGCGCTCCACCAAAGCGGAAGCAGTCTCACCCTTCCACTCCTGTAGACATTCTTTTTCCTTGATTCCGCTGGTGTCGTTGCTGAATCGGACCAACACCTGTACAGGTTTTCCGTTAAGCTTGACAACACCGGGTCTATTCTTGTTATTAGGGTCAGAAAAGAGCGCGATGTAAACGCTGTCACCGGATGTGTGGTAGACGTATGCCTTGTTATATCCTTGTTTGCGCAGCCCATCAAGGTACTCATTTGCCACCATAATATGCTCATACCTGCCCGCCTTTTGTTTCATTACCCACTCTCGAAGATCAATAGCGGCAGGGCGGTCGGTAATCGGGTTATAGATGGTGCCTAAGGTCTTAACCAGCTTACCCTCACCGTAAATGGTGAAAGACTCGAATTTTTGCTTCCACCCCATACCTTGAGGGGCTTCATCTAGGTCGGGAGCGATGGGTAGAGTATCTAACCAATTTTGAAGCTCGACGCGCATAGGAGGGAGGAAGGTGCGGTCGGTCATACGTTCGTTGATGTGCTTCCTCAACTCGGGAGGGTACCTATCAAGATTCTTGTCTACCCTGCAGACCGACACTACTTTTCCCTTCCCATAAAGGTCAGGTTGGCTAGTTTTTCTGCCAAAACGGCCTCCTCCGGGGAGCCCGGCTGGGTCTCACACATCTGGGCAAAAGCTGCCTCAATCTTAACTCGGATAGAGTCGGAACGCTCGGTGGCTGCTTTCCTCTGGGCGGCGATTTTCTTGAAGTCCTTTTTCATACCTGTTCTCCAGTACCTCTGCTATACACGGCAGCCATCTTAACCCTTCTTCATATAGGAAAACATAATGCCGAGGATTTTTTCAGCAGCGGCGGTTCGCTCGGGTGAGCCTTCAGGAGCTGCGTCACGCTCGGCAAATGCAGGGGCTAACAATTCCTCGGCGGCTTTCACTTCTGCAGCGTACTTCCTCACGGCTAGCTTCTCGGCTGCGGTCTTCTTCGTTTTCGTCATGTTTTCCATACCTCTACTATAGTACTGAGTAGTTGGAAAAGCAAGATAATTTTTAATTAATTTTACGAAATTTTCCCTAATCCTCACCCTCGGCCTTATTAATCGCCCTGTTTACCCGGTCGTTGAACGGTTTGTGCTTGCAGCGACAGGTATCATCGCATGGGCATTCTACCTCATGATAAGAGCCGTAGAACGCCGCAATCTCTTTCAGGGCGTCCAACAAGTCGTCGGCGGCTGCCAGCTTATGCGCATAGACAAACGCCTCGGGATACAGTCTTCTGGCTGTTTTCTCGTCCGGGATATACTGACAAGGTTCCTGCCCAAACCCAGCGAGGTCAATGGTGGCGACGATCCGGTCACCATCCATAATGAAGACGGCATCGGTCATTCCCTCGGCCCCACCGAAAGTATCGTATACGATATTCATAAGCTACTCCTTCCTCGTCGTCTGGCGTCTCAATCTTATAAGGAGCTGAGCACCCTCTGCTGCAAACTGACTAGCTCTTGGATTTCACATTTCTTCATTTCTTCTCCTCAAGCAACTCCCTAGCCCTGACGTCAGCCTTGGCATATACTTCAGCCGCCTGCCAGTCACCGAACACATCGCGAACCCACTCCTTGATTCCGTAGGTCTGCGCGACCCACTCTTTAGCCTCAGCAAGCAGGGTGGCCTTTTTTGTGTAGTCGAAGATGTTCCATGTTTTTTGTCCATAGTCATACCAAGGTGCGGTGGGATCAGTTTTCTTGGTTATCCCGATAACTTGCCATTTAGGAGGAGAACCCCCTCGTCCGGTGACACGGGTACCGTAGGAAATAAACAAGTCCCCACCTCCAAGGGTACAGAGGTTGTGAGAGTTGGTGACCCTCACTGACTTCCACTCCTCTTTGGTTAGCTTCTTCATGATTTCATCCAAGCTTTCAATTCCTCGGTCAAACCGGGTCTGAATTCGTCGTGCACTTCCCATGTATCAGGCTGAACAGCGTTGATGATCGATGCCGCCATGGAGAAGTCCAAACAACGCCATTCCGTGGCTTTCTGCTCCTGAGTTGTGTAGAGCAGGAACGGGTTCGGGGCAGGCGTAATAATCTTTGCCAACACCTTCTTGGCAACAAAAACCCTGAAAGATGGGGATACAACCTTTTCTCCGGTTCTCCCATATTCCAGAATGTACTCGCGGGTTGAGGGGACTTTATCCATCCCCTCGATTGTGAGCCACGGCTCCATGCCTACCTCATACCCACCCTGCATAAATACATAAAGAGCCTCGTCACAAAGGTGCTCGTAGGCGAACTCAGCAGTTACCGCCTGCCGTCCACACTGGTCCCGCCATATAGGCGGCGATGTCACCGCTGGCGTTGATGTAGGTGTGTGGCAGGATGCCGGGGGTCACGTAGGGGGGCTCGGATACTCCATCCATGCGAGGATGTCGCTATCTTTACGCGAGGCGTTCGCGTGTGCGGTGCCCCAATCCCAGCGGCCACAATCATAACGAGCTGAGGTGACGGCGGGTTTGGATGCATCGTTGATGTGGAAGGTCACAAGAACCTGACCACCGTGTTCGGGGTGCGCCTTCTGCTTCACAGGTACCCACTCGTTGCTCATCTCTTCTCCTCGGCGTAGGGGATGATTTCGCCCTTGGCCATGTTGCTGCACACGATGTAGTGTCCTTGCGCCAGCTCGTATTCCTTCCGCCCGTAGGCTCGGACTGCGTCATCCCGGCACAAAAGGAAGGCAGATAGGGCCTCAGGTGAGGGCTTCGCCTTGCGTAGCTGCTTTTCAAACCGCGTGAGCCCGCAGCGGAACTGCATATAATTTTGAGTCATTAGTTCCACTCCTCGGAGACCGGGTGTTCGAATAGGTAATCTTCGCGATTCATCGCGTCTCCCTTAGCGCCTTCAAGCCTACTGCACACGAGTAACAAGGTTCACTAAAATCAGATTTAGCGGAAGTGTAAATAGAGCATTCGTTGTCTTGGCACTCGCCCAGCATAAAGGCAATGGCCTTCCGCAAGATGGTCTCACGGCTGAACCGGGAAAACTCATGGTCGCAGTCGCGGCAGTCGTCGTCACACGCCAACTCGCGCTTGTCGTCAATTGTAATATAAGTATGTGCCATAACTATACCTTCCCTCCGTTGCGTTCTTTCCAGCGATTCAACCGGGCAATTTCTTCCCGGGCTTCAACCTCGTTTGTGGTGCAACAGTCGTATATCCCCATCACGATCATCCGTTCCCGCTTCTTAATCTCGCGTTCTATACGAGCTACCGTTTTGGCTCGTCCCGACGCCACAATCTCATCATATGCCTGCTTAGAGGCGTCTTCCTTACTCATGCCCCCTGCAATCAGCGCAGCCATCCGTGCCGCATGCTTGGCTAAGCTCTGTTCGGCGATGCGGGCGGTCTTGACGTAGTCGCGATTGTTTCCGAGTGCCATATGATTACTATACGGGAGTCAGAACAAATTTGCAAGGCATTTTAAAAAATAATTATAAATCGTCCTCAATTCCTAGTTGTACCCATAATCAAAAGCGACTAATTTTCCGTTCTTACTCCAGCCGACCTGTCCACAGTCCACACTCATTACCCAGTCTGGGAGGTGTTCCTGCCTTTCGGCGTACACCACTTTCTCCATGAATAGGATGGGGATGTAGTCGTGCTCCGGAAGCTTTACGTAGAACATGCGCGTCCGGGCGTATTGGATGTCTTCCGCAGGGTCGGAGTCCGGGCCGTTGCTGATGCTGCCTTCCCAGTCGTTGTCACCAAAGCCCTGACTATTACGCGGTAGTTTCACCACATAAGAGCCCATATCGAAGACTGCTCGATTCCGCCCGCACCAAACTTCCTGCGCCCGTTTGAGGTAACGCTCATACAGCGGGCGGAGTAGGGCTTTAGCCCCGTCGGTTAAGTCCTCGTCAAGCAACTCGTCGGGGGTAATAGTCACTTTACGTGCCTTGTGTACACCACGTTGCTTCTTGCAGTGAAGACACCGAGCGGCTAAAGGGGCATTGTTTTCCATGTAGATTAGTATAAAACAGGTGAGAGAGAATTTCAAGATAAATTTAAATAAAATTACTGGGAGGCGCTACTCGTTCAGGGTTTTCTCGGTTTAAGCCCGTCGCCTCCCGGTAACGAAGCCCCGCTAGCCCCAAGGTAATGAGGACGGGCAGCCTGATCCAGCCATGCATCAACTAGAATACATGATCCTGCCTCCCTTCAATAGCCGTCTAGTACAGCGGTGAAGTAGGCATCAAAAAGATAGTACCACAATTCTAGTTCCTTGCAATGATCATTCCGTTTTTTATTTCTGCATCGGGAAAAATTTCCTTCACCTCGTCAAGGTAGGTCTTAAGCGGTCGATTCTCCTGCCAACCTCGCGACGTTAAAGTAGGCGTGGTGCCGTTTCCACGGTAGCAGCTAATGTACACGGTAGCGCCCGGCAAGACGAGACATTTCACCCGGAAAAGTACTCCAAGGCGAACAATATGTTCTTTAATCACGTTGAGAACATTGCAGATCGTCGCCGTATCAGCGAGGCGAGTCGAGGTCAGCATCTCTATGGAGAGTCTGTTATGTTCAGGTGGGCGGTTGTAGGGGTCGATCACGATGTTGGCAACACCCAGATCGAAAAGGTACTCGGTAGTGTCCCAGTAGCAGCCGCCGCCGTAGTCGAGGTTGATGGTGTCGGGCTCCCAATTGATCTTCTTGAAGGCGGCGGGAATCTGCCGGACGCATGTTTTAGCTGAGGTGTGTTCCTGACCTGTGAAGAGCCCAGCCTCATAAAGGTCGGACATATTTTCGAGGATACTTTGCATAACGGGTGATGGATGTTCCATACCCACTAATACTGAGAGAAGATTGCCCTACATATTCTTATTTGCCAACTTCGCCATTCTACGTGTAGCGGTGTCGGCGTCACTTCGAACAACGTATTTACCCGCTACCAACACCAACCTTCCCGCCTTGTTCTCCTTGATCCATTTTGGGGTAAGACCATGGCGCTTGATAGCAGTAGGGACAGAGGCGGTCACCAACAGGGATTCGACTTCATCCACCTTCTTTTGCCAGTACTGATGTTGCTTATCTCCACCGAGATCACGTCGAGACTTAAGATACTCCAGACGCGCCGACAAATCCTCTGGGGACCTGCTCTTCATGAACTCATCTATTTCCGCCTTCTTTACCGACGACCGACGTTGGCCTACCTTGAGAGGTGGGTGAGATCGCTTATACTCATCGTAATCAGACATTACTTCCCTCAACTGGGATTGGTAGTAAAGGCGCGCGTTTTGTCCACAATGGCTAGACTGGTACTGGAGGTCCTGCATTTCTTTTTCAAAAGTCTCCGGAGTGACATTCATTCGATAACGACCGGAAGGACTCGCATAGTCTTCTGCTGTTTTCTTCTGCACCATAGGCACTGTTTGAGCCTTGGCATGCTCCGAGTCTTCATTCTTATCCCAGATGTCTTGCGAGGCGCGGTACGTATCATCAATATAGTTATGCAGGGGGGTAGAGGTACGCGTGCCGCCCATGTAGCCGCCGCATTGGGCTGAAATGGAGGATGAAATGTCATTCCCATCACTGGGATTCCACTTACCCCCAACTGCCTCCGGGTAGTACCCATCATACTGTTTGTCCCCTCTGATGGGAACCGTCCAACCGTTAGCTTGTTTTTGAAGCAGGGGATTACGCATACACGGGAGCCTCTGTATAGGGGTTCCGTATTGGAAGAATTAGAAGACCCTCTCTAGGTTAGAGAACCCACCAAAGATTGGAATGTGCAGCCAGAAATTACCCTCGAACTCAACCCAGTAACCGCGAAGTGGATCGTACCCACTTGCCATCACTGTCATCCTGCCTTTGGAGACAGGTGGCTCGGGCTCGGGAGTCGGGATCAGGTATATTTGACGAGAGAGAACAATCGGGTTCGGCGGGGGCGCTGCCCATTGAGACCATTGCTTTGGTTTACCGATAAACTGATTACAGAAGAACTGGAACGCAAGCACTGGATTCATGACAGCCGTTTCCATCCAGAGGAGATTCAATGTATTGCCGTAAAAAATGGTAGATTGAACTTTCCCCACGATTTTGGAGACTCCGAGAACAGCGCGGCACCCGGTGTCCTCAACACCGTTGCCCCACTCCTGATCTTCGCCAACTTTTACACAGAGCACATTCTCGTTCACAACTCGTCCTCCGGCCACTGGCAATCAAACTCCGGCTCTGCACCGCCGTCGTACAACCAATTCAAAAATTTAAATTTCAAGGTTCCTGGGTAAGCGACAAACTCATCCCCTAGATCAAACAGTACAATCGCCCAGAAGACACAGCGCCGTATACCCTCTTTAAAATGATTGGTCACATTTGGAGTACCCAAGAAAAATTAACATCTATACCACTAGGTAAATTAAGAGGAGGAATGTTAAGTGCATTGATAAGTATTACAGTCGCTTGAGACGCCGATGCACTACTATAGGAGCTTGGGTTTCCGTTAAAGTACGGAGCTGTCCACATATTAATTCCCGCTGATCCACCTCCAATGAGTCCCATCTCTCTAATCGGCTGTGTGATGTTGTCCGAGGTAGCATTGACTGTCGTCTGAAAATTGACATTAGTTGAAATGGTGGTAAGAGGATTTCTGGAGACTGGGTCGTCCACAAAGGTTACTTGGCTAAGCGGCTTCCTGAGAAACTCCGTAATAAGGGATGTCTGACTGGCTACGGCACTCGGTGGGGGCTGGTCTGGTGCCCAACTGGATGAACCTGCCCCAATAGCCAACCCCCATACCGCGTACTGAACCGTATGACCTAAAGGGTACGGCGGAACGTAGTCTCCTGTGGGGTTTATATTGGCTAGTAATTGAGAGAATAAATATTTACTGCCTGTACAGATAACATTGGGTGATTCAAATAGAACGACTCCGTTATCCATTCGGTAGATACGTACTTGGCCCTTCAACTTTAGTTTGAATGTCTCTTTCATTTAGACCTCGTGAATCTCAAAAACTTGGGATACCTTTGCTGGGGGAAGCACCGTACCATCTGGTACAGAGATAAAAATCTGCTTCACTGTCCACACTGGGTAGCTCCCTACTAACGTGATCGAGTAGCCTTCTTTTATAATTTCACCGTCATAGGGGTGATGCTTTACCCAATGCACTTCATCCAAACTAATACCGTGGTGCAACAACATTTGTGTGATCACTTGGAGTTCTCCTTCTGATTAGTACTGGACTCTGCACATAAATTCCTGATTAATTCACCTGAATTTTTGAATAACACGATAAGCCCCGTATGAAATAGCCCGGGCTCCATCCGCATCATTTCTAGAACCTCTTCGTATGAAACCCATCTTATTTCGTAAGTTTCCCAACTCGCGCCCGAGTGGGGGTGGAATCCAAATTCGTTGGGTACGATTCCGATAAAGTTGAAATAGGAGAATGTTCCACTTTTAAACACGAATGCCGGGTGAAGTTGTACAGCTCCTCGATACCCGGTTTCCTCCGCCATCTCTTCCTGGGCGCTGGCGGCAGGTTCCATCCCCCTTTGAATGGCCCCACCCAAGGTGCCCCAACAATCTCCTTGTTGCACCGCTGATGAGCGCCATGCTAGGCAGATACGCTTGGTTTTAGAGCATATGGGTAGAATCCCACTTGCACCTCCCCCTTCTCCTGCCCAGAATCCCTGGGAGTCGTGGTAATCTCCAGTCTTCGCCGACGCCTGTACCGCATCGCCTACCCCTACGTTCTTACCCATCCGCATCAGCTCTAGTTGGGGTAGATACGAGTTCTCAGGGCTCTGTCGCTTGAACCCATAGCCAGAGGCGGCAGTCTTACTACCTTCTGTGCCTGCGTCAAACTCTGGATCAGTCTCATTCAACTCCTTACCCACACTATCAACAGCGTCCTCACTCTGTTCTTCGGGTTCTTCTTCGTGAATCATTCTCCAGCGCCCGTACTCACCCGGAACCGGGAAGTTGTTGGCTTTCAAAAACAGAATAGAGGGGCGCTTCAACGGGAAGCCGACACAGCGACCGTCCGGGAGTTTTACAATATATGTATCTCCTCCTCCTCCTCGATACAGCGCCATGTCATTACCACAGTAAGCCTCGGGATCAAATTGAACCTCACCCACGAAAAGATTTTTAGGGATTCCGTCTACGTTAGTGAGCTTCATATCCATCTCGGTTAGGAATTTCACCGTAGCGGTGTATTCTGGAGTCTTAGCAGCATAAATGGACTTGAGGAGCTTATTCTTTAGGGTATTGTCGAATGGGATTGTTCCCCGAGGACGTCCCTTGGTGTCGTACACAACAACGTAAAGGGGTTGGGGCTGTGTCTTCAGGCTGCGGTGCTGGTACTGACGGATGATCCGCTGCGCATCACTCACACTAGGTTTAATTGGCTTAGAATAATCCAACTGGAGGTGCCGTACAGCCGGAGTACGTTGAATCTTCGTAGCCGCTGTTACCACTTTGTCATAAGTCTCGTTAACGAATGCCATAGGCAACTTAAACGTGCCCTCGAACATTTTAATGGAAGCATCTTGGCTGGCGGGGGAATTGTTGGCATTGGGATCAGACTCTGCCGTCATATTCTTGAAGCAGTCAAGTATCGTGCTGTACATGCTGACGATGACGTCGTTATCAAACTCCATGCTAAGCATGAATGCACTCATCTCATCGAGGAGAATATGGATACTCTCCGCAACCAAGGCGCTCGTTGACGTAGGCTCCTCTTCAATGAAAGGAAATTTTAAAGAAAATACAGTGAAATTTGGAATCCCCAGATCAAGTAAAATAGAGACGGTGGGGTGAGCATCCCTGATGATAGTCAGTTCGAGTAAGCCTAAACTTGGCGATAAATAACTTTGCTTTTCCATACTTATGAATCCAAAAGTCAACTAATCACCCCGAAAGGCAGAACTTGCAGCCATCTTTGACTATACCCTTAGACGAGTGCCAACGAGTGTGCCGACCCTTATCCAACGTATCCTTCCGTTTATTGTCACAAACCAACCCATGGAGTGCTTTGGAAATAGCAGCCCTCTGGGAGTCTGGCATAACCCTTCCGGTGTTAACCAACCTCATCCTATCGCTCATTTTTTGTCGGTGCTCTTCCGTCCAGACGTAATTCGGTACAATAGGTTTAATCCCTAACTCTCTTTCCTGTGCCCGTCTAAGGAGTTGTCCCTTAGATAAATTGGCGCGAACCTCCGGCAACTGCATGGCAGTACGTTGATTTTCCTTCCGCTTGTTTTGTACCTCTTCACTTCTGAATTTACTAGTAAGACAGGAGATGGAGCATAGGATAGAGTCTCTTTCACTGAATGGACGAGAGAAAGGGTTACCGCATTCGGGGCAAACCTTAGTCACCCAGGGATTCGCACTCCTAGGATTATCTAAATAGTACCTCATATGGGATTCAGACATCTTCAGTTTGGTTTCAAGGGAGTGGGGACCCGTAAAACCTTCTCCACCTCGGCAGACGTTGTAGCCGACCTCAGGGGTTTGAGTATTAAACAACTCAATTAACGTTTGTTCCCAAGCATTGAGCGCTTCCCGGGTCGTAACATCGGATACTAGAGGGGCAATTTCCCACACTTCCTTCGGATGCTTGCGCATAGAAGCAAAGAGGTGAGAACTACCGCTGGGCTTATTCTTAGCATTAGCGTGGGAAATTTTCTGTTGAAGGTACTTCTTTAAGTTGTTACCCTTGTGTTGCCCAACATAAATCTTACCTGTGACGGAATTGGTGATGAGATAGACGAACATATGAACTCCTCCTATAAGAAGGAGTTCATAGTTGTTTTACTAAAACACATCTCCATCAAAACTGTCATTTTTTATTTCCCAGACAGTGTCCATCCGAGGTGCAAGCAAACCTGTGGGGTGTTCCATCGACCAATTCGATACTTCCCCAGTCGGATTACCGTTCTTATCCGCGATGAGAATCCATGTCGCTGGGTTGGTATACGCAGCCACTCCCAAGCATTCCCAAGTAACACTACCCTCATTCGTTACCCCACCGACTTCTGTACTAAATGTCTCGTATGTAGGCGTCTCGCTTCCCGTCATCCCCGCTGTTGTAGCCACTTGAGTATTACCATTTACATCCACCACCAGTTGTCCGAGGAAGACGTTCGTACTCGGCGTCCACGGAGCAACACCTACGTTATAATTAGTCCCATCAAAAGTGTACGCTTGCTGTGGAATTGGGCATGCGAGTGCTAACCATGCAGCATTATTTGTGGCTGGGGCTACATTCGTAGACGCCTTCTTGGCTCGGTAGACTACTGAACCTTCTTGCACCACATTGCCTTTGATATACGTCGTAGAGGAACTCCAAGCAGCCGGGGCTAATGCAGTCCACGCTGCCGGACTCAACGTTGGAGTGAATGCCAATCCCCACGCTGCTAATGTTGTAGTCGGATTTTTCAAATTACGAATAGGAGCCACATTGAGCATGGGATTAAAGTTCCCACCGTCAACGAAGTTGAATGTGATCTTTAATGTATCGGTGATGCCACTAATATAAGTATCGAGAGTTTCACCTTCTCCAAACACTAAAGAGAAATCAATACCCACATGAGCAGGCTTTGCGAGGTCCATTGCAGCGTAGAGTGATTGGGTAATCTGTTGAAGCTGGTTTACATTCTGAATATCACTGGACAGGTTGCTTCCACCTACGTTCACTGCAACACCTAGCGTGTTGCGGTAACTCGCGTCATAGTAACCCGAAGTGCCATTCCTAGGGATATTCCGAAAGAACTCTTGCACGACGATGGTTTTTCCCGTATATGCATAAATGATATCTGCAATTGCCCCCACCGTTGCTCCCTGTTGGTATGCATTAATGAGGTTCAAGATCATATCACGGTACCCGATGGGGTATTGCATAGGGGTGGTGGAGCCTGTTAAGTCGCCCGCGTCAAATTGAGTAGGTTGCGGGTAGTTATTTGGGAGCTGAAGGTAGTCTGCGTACTGACGTTTGATATCTGGAGGTGTCAAGTATTGGGGGTTCTTGCTGACCAAGTCATATGCGTAGTCAAATTCTAACCTCGCCATCTCCATCGCAGCTCCGCGAAGAAACGCCCCCCATACGCTTTGATCATTACGGGTCGAGTAGTAATCGGCCATCGAGTTAATGAGACTAGTAAATAATGCGTCCTCGTAAAGCAATAAATTTTCGCGTGATAAAGAGTAAAAACTATCTGGCGTAGGCATTTTAATTCCCCGTCCCATACAATACTGTAATCCTACCTGCGCTCAAGTATTCAATGGGAGAAATCGAGATGTCACTAACCCCGCCTTCACCATACACTTGGTACGTGACCAAAAAGGATTCCAACGCAGGGGTGATTCCCACGGGCGTGTGAAGCATCACACGGCGGGAATAGCTGTAATCTAGTGGTGTCGAAGCGTTGATACTGTCGTTCGATCCGATGATGTAGAAACTTTGAGGAGGGCTAGTTAAGAACTCCGTTATTGACATTGTGCGAGTGTACCCATCCCCTTGATCAAGAATGTTTACAAATGCGCCCGCTGCACCTCCTGATGGAATCGTGCTGTCACTCAATACTTGATTGGCGCTGATGTAGAACGTCGAGTATGAGCTACCTGTGTACTTCGCAAATGCCGGGTCTTGCCCGATTGGAATCCAATTAGTTTGAGTTGGAATCGTCACTCCCACGTCATACGCCCCATCACTTTTTGCACACTTGATAAGGGGTAGGACGACCTTCTTCACTCCCGTCAAGGCTCGCACCTGACCCACAATTTCTGATTGGTCAAGAGTGCCGTTGGCGTTACTCAAACAAACACCCACCGCCGTCCGGATAATCGGGTCCATAGTCTCCGGGGTTGCGTTGTTTTCAAGCACCACCATTAATGTAATGTCTACAGGGGAAGCTAATTTTGATTTTACAATCACGTCCCCGCAAGCATGTTGTGTCTGGGCTATTTGGGTCACTAGTGCTTCAACAAACGCAGGATATTGTGTGCTTATGGAAAATACTTCGTTAGTATAGTAACTGATGATACATAGCCCACCTTCCGGGATTCCACCACCAACGATTCTCGCGACCCCTGCTGTCCCTGTTGCAGCATCCACTGACAACATGAAATCTGTATTCTCCCGCATGATGCTGCCGTTGTACACCACTTTAATATAGCGACTTGTGTAAGGAACCCCGTTTCCAACCAACCCCGTGGAATTAGTAGTGTCTAATCCAGTTATATTACCATTACTGTCGTGGGTAAAATTACCATTCCAACCGTCCAGCGTAAGCGCGGTGTAACCGTAACTCTCTGGAACGGCGACGTTGTACACAAATCCGGTGTTTGACAACAGCACCCCTGATGCGAGTACTTGAAGTGACTCTGTTTGGAATGTCAGATTCTCGCTGATTGGAAATTGGTTGTACCCAACAGTTAGTTGCTGCCCATGCAGAATCCGAGTTCCGGTCAAAGTTGCGGTTAGGGAAGTGAGGGAGACCGGAACACCCGGCTGAACGGGGCAAATACCTGTCACCCCCGCATTGTTGCTTGTCGCTATTGTAAAACTAGCCCCATTAAGATAGGTTGGGTTTGTGCTTGGAGTATCCGGAATACCCTCAATTGTAACCACTGACCCCACTTGAAAATTATTGTTGGTCACGAGGGTGAGCATATTATTAGACACCGAAAGTCCTGTGATACTTGTGGTTACAGGAATAAGCTCAATGCCATACTGATGGTATAACCCCATAGGGACAATATTGTAATCAATTCCACTGCTGTATACCGTGGACAAGTCTGTGCTCAACACCGAATTGATGCCTAAAGGAACACCAACGGTGCTCAAGGGGACATCCATGGCGCTGTCGATCACAGTCGGGGTTGAAGCTGAGACTGTAATCGTCTTAGTCACCGGGACTGAAGAGTTGGTAGCGACGTTAACATAATCGCCCGCCTCATTAGAGCCCCCGTACAGAAGAAAATCTGAGGTGTGAGTTAATGTGATAAGGTTGGTAGCAACCGCCCCTGTAACCCCTGCCCCAACCACAGAGTTAACATTCAACAACGGTTGGTACCCCGGCGTATCCAGTAGCGGAGATAGATAACGCGATGTAACTTGGTAGGAACCCGAAGCCTTAACGATACTTAAAAGCTGAGTGTTCGTCGCGGCGGTCGCGACTGAGGCCCCCGGTAATGTGATGAGAACTGGTACCTTTGCTCGGGAGTTAGCATCCCCTACATACTGATACGCCAAGTCATTCCCATTCAGGATGATCTGCCCTGTTGAATTATTGTACTGGGCTGAGGTAACCCCGAAATACACCGTTGCAGACCCTGTCCGATTCACTGCAAACTCCAGCGGAGTGTAATAGGGGTAACTTGGGTCCGAGACAGCCGGAGAGATAGTGAACGTTAGTGAATTCACCCAAGCTGCGGTATCCGGGCTGCTATTAACGTAGCTGTACGGAACGGAGTCTGTCTGCTGCGAAGAGCTGGTACCTTGTGTATAGATATCTACACACCCGTACACATGCTTTCTACGTAATGAATCCCAGTCGCGTAACATGTACAGATCGCCCGCCGCTACAACTTGAGCCGAGATAATTCCCGGGGTTGCTAGTGCAGTATCTAAAAGCCCACCACGGGTTCCGCTGTCAATCCCAGTGATGTAGCGATTCTCAATTCGAGCAGCATACTTGGAGTTCAGTTCTTGATCATCTCCGAACTCAGCCGCGTTCAGGTTGGTGACACCCCATCCTGCTGGCAATGGGGTGACTGTATTAGTGATAGCCCCCTCGTTGACATTCGTAACGCTGCCTGTTGATGTGCACTGAGCTGGGATGTTGACACTCCACCACCCATACGCCGAATTGTAAAAACTTGCAGCACTAGCAGCCGTAACCACTGCACTTCCCGTCGTAACAAACGTAAGAGCCGTAGTCTCCGAATTGGCGGAGGTGCCAACAAGCGTTCCTACGGGAATTGTCACGGTACTAGTAGGTAAGATATAGGTGTAACAAGTCAAAGTTACAACGGACGCCACCTCCCCTTTACGCGGGCGTCCTACCTTCTCTCCGTTGATATCGAACTGCTGATCAATAAAATTTTGAACGTCGGTCGAATTGGTAAGCCCGTACGCCCGAGCAATCTGCTGCTTAATAGGTGACGAATCGAAGGAATCGCTGATTCCATCCGCATTTGCATCGTCAATTTGACTTAGGGCTGAGACTGAAACTGAGACTCTAGAGAACCACTCTCGCACACTTTGGTTGGAGACTTCCAGAGAGAACGGGTCGATGAATAAATCACGCAGTTCCTTTCGCGGGGTCATATCCAGATTAGGGTAAATGTTGTATACGTGACCCATGTAACGTCCGGCCACATCCTCTTTCCGTTGAAGGGCTAAGAAGTCGGTGGGAGCGACAACATTAAGGGAAACAAATCCGCATGTAACCGGACCTATTTGCTGCGATTCATAAATAGCCCCGCTATTAGGGTCTTGAATGACTGTGGAGAGCATAGCATAAAACTGGGTCACCCCGTTCATGCTGGAACTAGGGATTGTAACACTGCAGTAAGTAACTGGAACAGTGTTCTGCACGGTTGTAGTCGTGGTAGAGTTCGTGGTAGTGACAGTGTTTGAATTAGTACTTATTACAGCGTTTTGAGTGCGTGAAACTGCACTCGGAGGGACGAGGTCACCATACTGAGTGAATGGAGTGGTCACCCCAGTCGGGTCAGTGGAAAGCATAACCCTAACCCCGATTGTTCCCGTGTAAATAGGCTGAACCCACTCCAACTGACACAAATTCTGTGCTTTATATGAGCTAACTCCGGAGGGAGGCCCAATCACCACTGCATCCCCGGTGGACACGAACAAGATATTCAACGTGCTGGTTTGTGTGTTAAGGCTTCGATCAAAATTCCATCCAATACACTGGAGTGCACTATCCCCTAGCACCAGCGGTATTGAGCCCGTAAATTGGTTGTACCCCCCTACTTGAGTAGGTTGAGCAAAGCTAAATGAGGTATTCCCATAAGTTATAGTCAGGCTAACTGTGTTCAAGTCCGCTTGAATGGTAAACGGGAAGACAGAAGAATCCACCGAAATGACATTAGTTCCCGAAGGAACAACGGGGGTAATGAACACGAGGTTAGCTAAAGGTGTTGACATAAGTTAATTTCCCACCAAACCATAGTTAGACGAAAGCAAAAAATTGACAGGCACCGAATTAAGTGTCCCATAAGATACAATACTGGCCGCAACCTCGATTGTCATAGGGTCGGGCATATTTACTGAAATGTTAGTCACATCGCGCAGCGTCTCCAACGGGGTCAATGCTTGAAACGCCTGCTGAGCGCTCTGTATGTTGATTAAATTACCCAGAGCCGTGACAATGGAAGAGGAGACGTCATCTTCGGACACGCTTCCTGTCATCTTCCGTCCGATATAGGTCTTCACCGGACAGGTAAATTGAGGGTAAAACGGACAGACACTCGTAAGCACTAACTTTAAGACTGATTGCACCAACTTACTGGTATCCGTTACGTGCAAAACACTCCCGGAATTAGAGGGGACCAAATCATTGAGCTGTCCCGTTGTACTGCACTTCAAGCAGTAATCCTGTAGGGTTGTGTAGCTTATTTCTATTAGCGGAATAAACCATCTCACTGGGTTGTTAAACATTATTTTGTAAAATTGGTCAGAAGTCCCCACCCTATTTGTATCAGGTAGAATCGACCACCCAAGAGTTGGGTGACCGGGAGGTACTGACACCCCTGACACAAAAAGTTTAACCAGTGCCTGCCCGTTAATGGGGGCACGAAACCGTAATGAGGGGTTAGCGGCTAATTTTAGGGTGCGAAAATCGGCAGAATCGACATAGTATCTCTCCAAACTAATGGAGTGATCGCAACTAACCATTTGTGTATTTAGGTCAAAAGCCATTATACCTACCCCTGTTTCAATTTGATTGGTACACCTGGTGCACTATGGTTCATCTGCTCCAACTCAAACTGAGTCGGTGTATCAAACGGATTCACCCGGAAATAGGGCTGAGTCCCTCCTGCCGGGTACATTAATGTGTCATCCACGAGAACACTTGTGTACTCTGGCTTGTTGAAGTAGCTATCAATACTCGCGAGTAATGCAGCGATGTTCTCTGTATTTGCAGAGTCGGTCGCCTCGTTCGCGTACTGAGCAGCATCTTCATGTTTCTCAATCAAACAGCGAATCCGGTTCATCGAGAACATACCCTCTTCATCCCGCTGTAGCTGCTCCTTAAACCTATCTTTTATTTTGCTCATAACAACCATGGGGAGATGATCATTATCGACGTTACTAGGGAAATGCCCCGACGGACCCGGCTGCCAAGAGTCTTTTTTAAAAGTAGGAGTCATCATCTGATCGTTGTAGACGGCATAGTACTCCTCCAGCAACCCCGCCGATTTACGCAACTGTTGGGCTCTAATCTGGTGGAACTTCTGAATGTCCCCTAAATTGCCCTTTCGAGCCGCTATCCATGATTTCAACGCCGCCTTCTGTGTGACACAGAAGGTGCCTAAGAAGTCGAAAGGAGCTGTCTTCTGCGCGTACTTATAAGGGTATTCTGCCATGTGCTAAAACCCACTTCCAGATGGTGCGGTAGACTGGTTACCTGAGGTTGAGACCCCTGAGTAATCTTGAGAATTAAACCAAGTGGCGCTTTGCCCATTCACTGAATCTGTAGCTGTGTACCCGAGGTATGTTCCCGAAAATGCTAAAGGGTTTACTCCGGTTAACTGGAACGTCTTCAAGTATACGGTTGACCCCTGTACGGTACCTGTAGTAGCACTAATCTGCCGCCCCGGCCCGAGAGTACTCTGTACTCCATTTGTTCGCGAGATGAAGTTAAGAGATACCGCGTCCTGAGTTGGAAGATACACCGTCGCAGTCATAGTGCAAGTCGATGGGATGACGACTGGAGCAGTCCCCGCAGTCACAGGGGTAACGGAAAAACTGTAGTACATTGGAGGAGTTGCACTCGCACTTACGGCTGTGATAGGAGCCCCCACTGCGCCAGTAATATAGGTCATACTCTGAGACGCCTGAATCGTGGTTCCCTGCAGGTATGTAAGCACCCCCGTGACCGTCATGCTTAACTGGCAGGTGGTGGTGGTAGTGGAGGCTGGAATCGTGGCGTTCACCGTCCACCCTGTAAGCCACCCATTGACCCAGATAGGGTTTACCGATTGGACTGTTCCGTTGGTCAGTGATGCAGAGGCTGTTACCGAATTTGGTGTTGCAAACGCACCTTGTTGTTGAGGGGACAGGGGCTTTTCTAGCATAACTTTAAACTGGTAAGAACCCCCGTTGACCACAAACGTGGGGAACATACTAACCACAACAGGAGCGACCATATAATCAAATTCCACCGAAGCGATACCTCCCCCTCCGGTGGAAGATACTGTGTATAAATCAAAGCTCTTATTAGCTGAATTGTACCAAGCCACATCTGAGTTAGTGAGGGTCACTGTAGTGGTAGCTGTGTTTCCCACGAAAGCTCCACCGTTGTATGCCAGTTGATAGTTTGGGGCGGAGTAGTTGACTGTCAACAACCCTTGATACGCGGAGTTATCACCTGACAATTGAAAGGTCTGTAGCGCGGCTGCAGGGTCAACCGTATTCCCATTGTAAGTCTGAAAAGACATCAGCTCCCCACCATTAGGGTTGTTGGTGATGAATAATGACCCCGCCACTCCTTCATAAAGGGGGACGTACGATGTGAAGGTAAAAGGAATGTTGGAAATTACAATGTTCAAGGATACGGTGCCACCTTCTAAAAGAACCGAAGCACCCGAGGGAGAAAGCACCAGATTCCCTGTCCCACTGTTATTGACCGGAACAGTACAGGTCGTGTTATTAGGAGGGAGGTTTCCATCCCCGGAATATGGATACCACGTACCATCATCCATATAAACCCCTAATGCTCCATTCTGTGTTGGGCATACTGACCATGAGTTGGCACCCCCAGTCTTACTGCCGACTCCGGTGAGCCTCCCGTACGACGCTGTACCTCCTCCTGAAACGGTGCAGTAGATTTCGTAGGACGTGGCACCGGGTACATTAGTCCAAGCCACGTTAAAGTGGTGGGCGTTAACAGAGAACGGTTTGGAAGCGCCCGTATTTCCGTTAGGGAAGTATGCAATGACAACAAAAGTGTACAACTCCGTTGACCCCTCGTTGACAGTGCACCAACCCGTAACATCTGGAATCTGCCAACCAATCCCGACAGGGTTGGAGGTGTAAGGAGCCCCCGCAATTGTAGCCGTAGCTACCAAGTTATCGTTTCCAACCGATGAGCCTGTGTAAGAAACCGAGGTGGAGCCCGCTCCCGTCGTGGTGTCAACACTGGCCGTGAAGGGGAGGGATTGTGGGTTCGCCCCCGTAACTGTAACTACACCTGTCATATACTCTGTTGCCATCTTTCCCCCTTAAGCCAAAGTCCGCACTGGAAGCGTATTAGTAGGCGCAGCCGATAAGACTCCATCGTTATACACCGTCCATGAAAAACTGTTAGTCACAACCACACCTGCGTCATTCACAATTACAGTTATAGAATTCGAACCAAGAGGGTATGTGTTGAACCCCCCCGCTAGCTGGATATAAGCTACCCCGCCCGTTAGTTTGCTGATGGTGTAGCTAAATCCTGTAGGTAACGACACCACAATACTTTCGGGGGCAGTCGAAACAACCCCTGTCGCAACTACGAAGAACGACAAGTTGGGGCATGGGTTGATTGCGCTCACCACGCCGTTTAACCCCACAAAACCTAAACTGTTTGTAGGCGTACCCCCTTGGATATAGTCTATTCCGGATAAAAGGGCTAGACCGTTGGTTACAACCAGCGGTAAGGTGATTGAAATTTGATTCACTGTATCGCTAATAGTTAACGTCAATGAAGTAGTCCCCACCACTTGAGTAAGTCCCGAGATTAATCCGCTAGCCGGGTTTAAGGTCAACCCCAGTGGAAGTTGCCCCCCTGTAATTGACCATGAATAACTTCCGGTTCCCCCCGTCGCCACTAATTGCATGGTGTATGTGCGATTAGCCTCCGCTTGAAGCAGCGCGGTCGTTGCGATAGCCAAGGTAGAGCTCACAATCTTAAGCGCAAGCATTTGGCTGTCCGCATTGGCGGGAGTCAAACTATCCCTAACCCTAAACAGGATGTTAGGTGACATTACTGATACCCCGGACCCCGACAACACCCCTGCGGATGTTAGCGTCATACCCGACCCAGCTAGAGTATTGGGAGAAGTTGGGTCAACATCCCACGTGTACGGGGGGGCACCTCCGGTAGCGTTCAACGTTACGTTGTAAATACCTCCAACCGTTGCAATAGGCAAAGCGGGGGTAGTGATTGCCAAACTACTGGTAGTGGTTAGCAACAAAAAGGTCTGAGCGGAGTTTTGAGCACTATCCACCGCACTCACAGTGATCGGAATCTGGGGGTACCCGGTAGAGCCATCCGCCTTGACTACCGATGTACCCGAAATAATTGCAGTTACGCCATTGTCGCCGCTGTTTGCTTGTAAGGACAGCCCTGCAGGCAGCACATTAGGGGAGTTGGGGGTGACTTGCCATTGCACTGGAGGCTGAACCGCGTTGAACGAACGCAGAATGCCTTGGTAGGGATTGCCCCTATTGATCAACCCCACCCCGCTTGTGTCGATGAGAAGTTCGGCTGTTCCCGTGGCTAAAGTGAATACTTTCGTCTGAGTAGAACTTCCGGACGTTACCGTGATGGTTACACTGCTGCTGTAGTTAGGGGTCGGAACGCCGGAGAATACTCCGGTAAATACTCCCGTGGTGCTACTGAACGTTATCCCAGCAGGCAATGTAAATCCGCTGACCGGGAGTGACCATGAATAACTTCCGGTTCCCCCCGTCGCAGACAACTGGAAGGAGTACCACTGACCGGGAATGATATTAGGCAAGGCTGTAGTTGAAATCTTTAATGAGTTGTCCATCACTAGAGGGAGCCCTTGAGATGACACCACAGCAGGTGACCGACTATCTGTCAAGTTCACCAAAATGGTTTGGTTGTAAGAGGAGCCCGTAGGGGTTCCTGATAATACCCCTGACGACGTGAGTGAAAGCCCCGCAGGAAGCACCGGGGACGCTGGATTCAAAGACCAAGTATAAGGGTGAATTCCACCAAATCCCTGAAGCACTTGTTGGTAGAATACCCCGGTAGTTAGAGGAGGGAGGGAAGTGGTCAGTACTGATAAAACTGGAATATACTCAATCAATAGACGATGGTAAACGCAGGACGTACTCCCCGAATTATTAACCACCTGAATCCACAAATCAAACTGACCTGCTTCTTGTGGTACTCCCGTTAGGTTGACTGCTTGCTGGTTGCTTGAAATTGTCAAGGATAGTCCTGCTGGTAATCGGCCTCGATAGACACCAACAGAAGCCAGTGCAAATGATGAAGCCCCATTTATCAGGAGGCTTCCGTTGTACGCCTGCTGAATCTGCCCATCCGTGAGATTGTCCAGCAATGAAAAGCTATTCTGTTGAATATCCCAATAAATGCTAACCGTGCCGAGTGCGGTATTATTTGAATCGTTGTATTGCAGGGTGCATGAACCGCTAAAGGTTGAGACAATCGTACCGTAGATCAACCCTGTGTTAGCGTCCAGTGAGAGCCCTGCCGGAAGTGCTGATCCGAACGGAATTGATACTACCGCGCCCGCAGGCTTGGAAACGGTGGGTGAGTTAAAGAACGGCTTTAATGGGTTGAGCCCAACACTATCCCCTACAAAATATGGCTTGGTGTAGCAAGCAAACTGGCCTAAATTGTTAGTCCCGTTATGGCTGAGTAACGTGTATTCACGGGTGATAGTGGCCACCTGAATTCCCCCCTGCATGACCGCGATAGGGATAGCTAATTCGGTGTTTTGAAACAGCGCGGGAGGGCCGCCGATTTCAACGATGGCATCGAGGGCATCGAAAGACACTGTAAGCCCATCCGATAAGGATGGGAGAGATAATTCTCCAAAAGAAAACCCGGATAAATCCCCGAATACCGGAAGGGCTACCGTAGTGGTATCTCCTGCACCCCAATAATGGTCAAAACTGTACTCCGAGATATCAATACTACTTACTGGGGGTGCCACAGTGTAGTTAAACGTCTGAGTAGCCACGGTATTATTGCTGTCGGTTACTGACAACGAAAAACTCTGTACTCCCACCTTTGTAACGGGGGCTGTCACTTTCAATTCTACTTGCCCATCGACCAACTGATAGACTGCCGAAGATAACACCTGAAACACCAGAACTTTGTTGACTACGTTACCAAAGGAATCTGTTGCCGACACCCCAACCGTCCAAGACCCAAACGCTGTCAAACTAAACGTAAGGGAAGCCGCCGCTATTGAAGCCCCCGGCATGGTAGTGATTGCAGGAATGAGAGACCAAGTAACTGCCCCTGTTCCCATTTGTCCACTACTTAACAACGGGATTGTTGCGTTATAGGGAAAACTTGCTGGCTCAAAATTCTGGTCTTCGTTCAGGATGGTGAACACGTCAGCCGGAACGACATTCACATTGACGAGACTACTTGCGGTGTTTAAATTGCTATCAATTACAATGACGTACACGACATATTGTCCGGGGGTCAGGGTGGTGGCATTCACCGTTAATTGATCCGAGTTAATCCCTGATATACTATATGTCCCCACTTGGAGTGAGGTGTTCGGACTGGATGGTGCTAGGAACACATAGGGAGCTGTCCCGCCGACTCCCGTCAATTGTATTGTGATAATATTCGAAGTAGCCATTTAATCCTCTGTACTTAACTCACAACAACGTTAATTGTCTGAGTTGACGTAGATGAAATTCCCAAGCTATCTGTAACTTTCAGCCCAACCGTAATCTGGTAGGTTCCTGCAACGGGAAGTGATGCATGGTTCGTCGCTGGGACCGCGTAACTTCCTGATAAAACTGTCCCTGTCAACGTGGCATCTAGATCAACCACACTAATGGATGTGCTAGTCTCATTCTCATTAAATGCCAACACTCGATTTGAGGGAGACGGGTGAATAAACCCTACCAGTCCTGTAGGAATTAGTAGGCTTGTAACATAATAACTATAGGGTTTGTGACCCACTGTGGGGGTGCTCATGGAAAAGTTAGGCACGAACGATCCTGTGTAAGGTTCAACAGAACTCCGTACGATGTTCCATACCGCACTGGTAAACGCAACCTGAATCGTCGTCCCTTGAGTAATGCTCACAGTAAGGGAGCCTGAGACCGCAGCCGACTGATTGCTGCTGTCTGTGATTAACATAGGAACAGTACAGGAGTACGTCCCCCCTGCAGTGAACCCACTGGCCGAAATCATAATTCCCGTACACGGAGTGTTTGCCTCCACAGGCACACCCAAGGAGTTAACTGGAATAAATCGAGCATCCGATATGCCATTTATCGCCGGGATAATGATTGAATAGGGGGCAGCACCACCCGATAAGGTAACAGGTAGGGGGAGGATGGCGGAGGCTGTGTACTCACTAACACTCTGTACGATATTCTGAGGAATTGCTAAGAGAGCTGAATACATATCCGTAAGGTTTACCGAAGTCATCGGAATCCCACTTTGACTCAGAGTTATAACATCGGTTCCTGCCGTAGTTGTAGTGTAGTCGAAGAGCATGGTGAACCCGTCAAATGTGACGTTCACATTTTCTGTAGTAGGTTGGCCACCGCTGGTAGTAGACGGGGAGCCCAGCACTGCGCCCACAAGAGAATTAGTTAGTATGGGAAGGTTGGGGCTATTGGGCTGGTACCCGGTGTACACTACCGATAAGAAGGAACTTCCGTTAATTGCCCGGTAGGTATTCCCGACGATTGGAGTAAAAGCTGTGGGAGTGACAACAACTACTGCCGACTGAGCATTGATTTCGAAATTCGTGGAAGTAGATGACCCACTGGTTCCATAAACAATCGAGGTAGCTGTAATCGTAAATAAGTTACTCTGACTAACCACTGTGGGGGTTCCCGTTAGATAGACCCGAGTTCCAATTGTACTACGCAAACTTACGCCCGTCGGAAGCCCAGATGCTGACCAACTGGACACCTGATTTGAATCCATATAGTAAGTATTCTCCGGCAAGGGCGAGTCCACGTACCAATAGGTCGGGATGTTGTTATTAATCACGTAGGTTAATTGTGCAGTAGACTGAACAATACGCACAGGAATACTCGCGGAAGGTGAAGACACCCCCGTACTATCGGTAGCCGCCACCACCACAGTGTAATCCCCCACAATCGAAGTGTTGGATACTATGACGGGGAGCTGGTTCACTGTGGTTGTGTTCACCCCGGGTAACGTGGTGCCTGTTAGAACATTGAGTTTGTATGGAGGAGTTCCGCCTTCCATAATTATAGGATATGCCCAATTATAAGTATTGTTCACCGCACCCACTTGAACCATATTAAGATCAAGATCAAGTTCCATATTCCGCGTAAGGGTCACTACAGTGGTGGTGCCACCCCCTGTTACCGTAGATGTGATACTCTGTCGTGTAGCTGCTGCAAATGTCACAGCGGCGTCTACCCCTGTAATCTGGAATTCAAAACTTGAAGACCCTAAGACAGTGGGGGTGCCGCTAAACACGAGTACGGAATTTGCGTTTGTCGAAGGAGACGCAAAATTAATTCCCACTGGGATACTACCGTTAATAATTGAGAAAGAAGGAGCTGAGCTAAGATTTACCAGCGGGGCTCCGTTCTTCATCAGCACGAGGGCATAGTACTGCCCAGAACCCGGTGTATACGCTGACCCGGTGGTTGCATCTGGAAACGCGGAAATAGGAGTTAGTGTCCACGTAGTCGGGTTGGATACATTACCATTTGTGTTAATGCTGTAAGGGGCTAGAGTGTATGTCCCACTATTTAACTGCTGCACGGTGATTATGAGTGTTTGGGTTGTGTAATGCCCCGCGCTGTCAATCACCTTGATAGTGACGGTGTAAACTCCATTTGACGTTGGGCTTGCTACGAGTAGAGAGCCGTATACCGCTGCTCCGGGTAACGTATTGTTGGCCGCAATAGCTGTCGGATCAACATAGAACTTGTAACTTTGTGCAGTCGGTAGACCCGAATTCCACGGAACTCCACCTGACGCGGCTAGCTCTATAACCACATTGGCCGGGTATCCTTGTGGGTACACCGTCTGATTCACTGTAGTTAATTGCAGAGCGGCAGGATTTACTCCTGCTAACACCGAAATCTTGGACGGGTTGATAATCTGCAATCCCTGCCCGATTATTCCCTTATCCGTGAACTGGGTCAAAGTATAAGGGGACGCCCCTCCTTTAACCGGAACTACTAATTTGAATTCTTCCTGTGCACTGATTCGCGGCTGATCCAATACACCAAACCCTAGTGCAGTGGGTTGGAGCGAACAGTTATAGGTCTGAGTTGCGATTGCCCCGACCGCGTCCTGTACTTGAATCGTAGGTGTATAAGGAGTAGTGAAATCCACTGTAGAGTTGTAGGTGCACGGAGTCCCGCTAATCAACCCTGTGTTCTTATTCACACTCAATCCTAGGGGCAGACTGCCACCTACCAAGCTCCAAGAGAACGGTAAGATTCCCCCTGTGTTTGTCAACTGACAAGCGTAGGGAGTACCCACAGTCATGGAAGATAGGGAGGATGTTACAATTCCAAGATCAGTGAGAATAGGAAACACAAGTGTAGTTTCGGCGATGTAAACAGGAGAACTACTATCCATCGCTACAAATGTCACACTAAAATTACCTAACTGGGTGGGAACCCCCGATATTGTTCCATCAATGTTGATCTCTAACCCTGAGGGTAAATTGCTTGCGTACCAGCAATAGGGAGCGGTACCACCTACTGCTGACATAGTAAATGCAGAGGGAATTGGCTTGCCTATGTAATAATTTGAAGGTAGCGATATGGTTTCAATACTCACCGGGATTATGGATGAGTTGGAGTTGGTGGATAAAGCTAATGTGGGTTTGATCAACTCCTTAACATGGGGACGCCCGTAAATTGGAAATACATCAATCGCCATAGTGCCTTCGAGGGAGCTAGCATTCGAATAACGCGACGTCGGCAACATTAAAACCAGCTCGTTGGTCACTGTGTCCCGTACAAGCATACGAACAATTACCTCGTATGGCTCCGGAGGAGCCGTACTTGTAATTGAACTTGTAATTTCAAACCCTTGGTTGCCCCCCATTCCTTCCATGGTTGTTAACGTATCCTCAGTTGCTGTGGGGGACACGTACTGAGAGGGAGAAACAACAATCGGAACTTCGATTGATCTCTGAAGGTACACTGGAGGATTATTTGTGCCGTAGTTTTTTTGCACTGTAACGACCACAGTGGTGCTAGGAGGAACTGAAGCAAATGACTTTGGCACCGTCCTACTACTTACAGGTATCCACCCCGTAGAAGTGTTATCCGGGAAGTCCACTCGCCACATATCTGCCGTCGTGTAGGAGGAATTTAGGGAAACATTGAAAGATTGGCCGAGCTGCACTGTAGCTGAAGAAAACAGCACAGATGACGACTGAAGCGCGGAGGGGAATGCATGGGGATTATCCCAGTTCGGGCTATTCAGGGCCTCTACTAGATTGCTGGATAAAGCGACCATATCCATCATGTAGTCCCCCGAGGGCACGACTGTGGTGTAAGAAGCAGCGGCTAACGCTGATAGGGCTCCCCCTCCAACCAAGGTAGTGGTGGTGACTCCCCCTGTAGTTAATATAATATCCCAACCACGATAGATACTATACCCACCATCAACCGGATAAGGCATCCAATTCACCCTGAGTGTATTTGTAACGTCGATACTGGCAATCGTGGGGGAGGGGAGAAGTGCGGCTCCTTGTTGAATTGAACTTAGGGTGCACAGAAGTGGGACCGAATATGTATACCCGTAATAATTACTGCCGTACACTGCGTACACCGAAGTCGCTGCCTGCTGAACACTCGCTGATGTCCCCCCTGTAACTATTCTTACTGGAGACGGGGAGGGATACTGTGCTAGAAATAACGCGTCGGCAACTCCTGTTGAGGCCCATGAAATCTGAAATACCGTACTGCTGGTCACAGCGGATAAAGAAGATGAAGCCGTCATGATCGAGAGGGGGCTATTAGTCGCAACAACGACCAAAGCAATGGCTGCACTTTGACTACGAGCGTACCCTGATGCCGTAGCAAGCACACTAAATGAGTAAACTCCGGGGGTTAACACATTACACGTGATCTGACCCGCCGCATTTATTGTCACACCATCCGGTGCTCCTTGTAACTCATACACCACATTTGACACTGCTAAGGTCCCGTTCGTGGCTAGTGCCTGAGTAGTAAATGGAGTCCCAGTGTTCATAGTGACGCTTGACGGGACGGCTATGGTTAGAATTGGAGCTCCCAAACTCTCTACCACAACCTGAGCGTTACCCGCTCTTGCTCCCGCAGCGGTAGCGACCTCTAGCACCCACTTTGTTCCTAATGCAGCAGTAGTAGGAATCGTGAAGTTTACTACCTGAGACAGTTGGGTTGCGTTGATCGTAACCGGAGAAAAGGAAAAACTCCCCGCAGGCTCTAAGGATGACATCGGAATTGCGGAAGGGGTAAATGTGAATGATTCCCCTGAATTAATATCAGCAGCATGCACTGAGACTGTGACCGGAACGACGCTACCTGCATACCCTTGAATAACATTCGCTTCTACTAGAGCTCCCAATGAGTTGGTCTCGGATATATGAACTTTAACCGCACCCGACAGCCAATTCGTGTTGCTGGGAGAGACTGCTAGGAAGTTTACTGTTTTTGACCCATTCAAAACTGGGTTGCTGTGGGCATCTTCAATTGTCAGGGTTACTGCCGCTGCTGCTGACCCGGTGATTGAGTAGAGAGCGTGAGTACTGGTAGAACTCACCAATGAAAGTGGCCCCGTACTACTCCAAATATATTGAAGCGGAAGGGAGACTGCTGCTCCTCCGTTCTGAAGAACTCCGTTTAACACGGCGACGTCAGCGTCTACCTCCAAGTAATTGCTTGCACTGTTGTACTGAGCGCCTAACCCAAAATCCAACGTACCTTGGCTCTGGGCAAGGGAGCCTACTGTCAGTGTAAGATTATAGGCGCGTGCAGGTGTATCGTAAAACGAAGTGGGTTGGTACGCCTGAATAGTTACTGTCGTAGCAGCGGGGGCACCTGAGTAGAGTTGGAGCCCTCCAACAGTGTTAGACTCTGATGGTTGCTGAACACGTAGAACTAAATCACCCCCGTTTGAGGTCACAAAATTCAACCCGGACGGGAGGTTTGAGGGGAGAATGAAATTCACACCGCTCAACGGGGTATTAAACACCCCGTACCCGCGAATCTGCACATCAGCTACCGTACTATCATTTGATTGAATAGAAACAGAGTTTCCGCTCACCATCAAATTCGGCTCATTCACAGCCACCGGAGCGATAATGAAAGGGTCTCGCACCTCCATAAAGATGGGGTAAAACACCGTACTCACCCCATCTGTACACGTCACATAAAATTCGTAAGGAGTCGGAGAATACGCTGCGCTAGAAAAGCTTAGAATGCAATCATTACCCGTGGATGAAAGAGTCAACCAACTGGGGTTGTTGGATAGTGTCCACGTAGGGGCCGACACCGGGGTAACCGCTGTTAGACTTCCGAGGGTTCCGCTGGCTTGTGTAGCTACACGGATGGCGAGCCCATTGGCATTTTGAGCCAAGGGTAGAGTAGAATTAACGGAATTAACAAAAGTACCTAGCAACGAAAGCGTCATATTTTAACCTTGCAATTGAGTTACCACGCTACATGAGGCATCAGATGTAATGCCACCCGCAAACGGGGTCACCTTCATCGTACGTGAAAGGGTTGAAGCAGCTTGCAGCGCTGCCATACCGTTGGACGAAAAATCCCCTGTTACTTCAATACTGCTATTGAACTGAGCTTCTGCGATTACTGTAGAGTTAGACACATTAATTTCAGCGGAGGCTGAATGGGTTTGTAAACTAACTGAAGAATTTCTCTCTCCAACAAAAAATCCACCCGGGATCGAAGTTACCGCATCGACCTCTAACTGTGTGTTAGAGACAGTCAGAGAAGACTGAGACACTACAATACCGTTAGTATTATCGGAGAGGGTAATAGCGCTGTTGGAAATGATGACCCCCGAACCTTCTTCAAACGCCCCCGCTTGCAAGTTTCCCACCCATGAGCATGAGATAAACTCTACATCTGAATCAATTGCTGTGACTGCAGTGGAGGTTGTAGCAGTGGAGAACCCTTTGAATTGAATTCCATTGAACAACACTCTGCTGTCATTAATGAAAAACGCTGTTGTTTGTCCATCTCCAAACCCCGCAAACCCAGTTGCGTCAATCGTCACTGTTCCCTCGGAACTATCCGTGTCCCTAGTAATAATCAAGCGCCCTTCTTGTTGAATAGTAAAAGCTATATTAGCCAACGCATAATATTTCAACGGTTGAATCGCCCCATCTCCTAATGCTATAGTTTGAAGATTAGTAAGAGAGTAAGCAACCCCAGTGTTCCTTATACGAATAGCACAAGGGTGTAGAAGAGCACTAGGCAGAGCGTTCACTGCGGCCATAAAACTTGCCTTGGCTGTTTGGCTGCTTGCACCGTCGTATGTATCGTTGCCATTCACGTTATCCACGTACAGCGTCACTGGTGTCGTAGTGGCTTGAAGGTTCTGTCCCAGCACCGAGCGTAGTGCTGGAGGAGCAATGGCAAAACCAACGTGTGGAGTGGCAATAGAAAATCCTCGATTACCCCCCTCAGTCACCAACCGTATAGATTTCTTGATATCGCGAGTAATTGGCTGAATAAAATCATTCACATGAAGTGGCGCTAAGAATGTGTGCTCAACGTTACTCATTCTCATTGCCACATAGTTAGAATCAAAATATGTGGACAACGGGGAATTGGTCAATGTAGAATCCTGCCACGTGACTTGTGCAGGCAGCATGGTGACAATAGGCAGTTCTCGGTTGTAGGGATAAACATCGGAAATCCCGGGAACGGGCGCGGCCCCTGTCCCATTTGTAGTAATAAGAGCATTGTCTTCGGTATGAACCACTTCATAATCCCGACCCGATACACCTACACCTTGGTAGGGAACATACTGTTCTTGAATCACCAGCGAAGACGCGGCAGAAAGTGCGGGAAGAATGGAACCGCAAAACAGGAAATTAATCGCACCCGTAGAAGGGATTAAATTGACCCCCGGAACTACTACCGACACCACCCCACCGCTGAAATTAGGTTGGGCAACGGGGCAGCAGGTTAAGTTACCCACACTATCCGACAGCCAGATGTATTTGTTGATGTTGTTACCTGAGATTCCTTTGATAACACATTCGGTAGCCGCTAGAACCACAGTAGATGAGTTAGACAAAGGATCATAGCTAACCGAGGGAACAGTAACGCGAGTGTCCATCGGGAACTGAGTAGTTCCCGTGTAATTTCCGAACAACACTGTCTCTTCAATTTCCGTCACGCCTCGTACTGGGGCATTGTATGCGAGCTGGGCGGTCCCTTGAGCAAGGAAACTCATCACTAACGTAGAAGTTGTAGGAACTCCGCCTTGAAGGGTAATGACGCACTGACTTGCGTTCATCGCACACTTATAAATCGTGTACTGTGCTCCCGTTGCATAGTCCCAAACATGGGTGGGGTAAAACCCGTTAATCCCGTTATCTAGTCCGTTTCCTCCTCCAGTTCTGTCTATTGAGAACGTGGTTAGAGTAACCCCTCCTGTTGTAATGGAAACCCCGAGTGCCCCCGCAACTGTAACCCAAATTTTAGTCCCTAGAAAAGTATCGGAGTACTTGGGATTGATGCTGGTAACCCGCAACGCCTGTGTAGGTTTATGGTCGGACTGAACCGCGTACTCTGAGACCCCGAAAATCGGAATGCCTTGCCCTAAAGTTGAGTCTGTAAGTACCCCTCCTTGGACTGATATTAGGGTCTTCCTTAGATCAATTCCCGTTCCTGCGGGATATTGTACGGTCAATGCAACATAGATTGGATTCGATCCCGGATCAAAGGGGGTGTTGGTCAAGTTGGATGACAAGTTTACGGCAACCGATGTTGTCCCCAATCCTGTGATGGTCACCTGTCCCGGAAGAATAGTCACGGGGGTTACCCCACCCCCTAATCTGCTAACTAACGCTTGGATACTCAACGAAGTAATCGCTGCGGAGGAAGATACAGGCAGGGCGACGATAAAGGTATCTCCTTGTGCCCAGTTGCCCCCAATAATGCCCGTAGTCTTCTGTGTAGTGACTACTCGTTTTGACACTGTATAAGAACGAGCATCAGAACTAAAGCCATTTGCAAACCCATCCCATGTACCGACAATATCAACCCCTCCCGAGGTATTAACGGGAGCGACACTTACGTAATAATCAAGGATTGATCCCAGCGCTGTTGAATTCATACCGGGGGCCTCGCCTCTGGCTATCTTGTTTCGACTGTTACCTAGCACAAGATCGGAGAACCCATCTCTTACAAGTTTATCGTAGTCCCAGCCATCTAATTGCACCGTCTGTCTAGTATCCACAACATCATCGGCAAAAATCTGGTCAGCAAGTTTTGAGTCAAACCTTCCGGACACTCCGTATGCAATCAATCCGGTAGGAGTGGAGCTTTGAGCGTCGGCGCAGCCGAAAATGTTAGTTGAAAGATCGAATGCCCCAGAATTCTTTTGAAAAACCACCGCAATTGGCATGGCATAAGAGTAACCATCCATTGTGCCTAGAGAATTATTAACATTCCCATCTCCGGCTTGCCATAATCCGGTATCCCCTGTCACAGTACCCATATTAATGAATTGATAAGTGGGGTCTCCATTAAGGGGAGACATCCCAAGCGTAGCCGTGGGTAAAGCTGCCTGTGCATAAACAATCTCTGTAGGAATAGCGCCGGGATCAATACCGTATTGGTACTTCGTGAAATCGTAGGTGAGGGCAACTTCCTGCACATTCAATCTCCACTGTATTTGAGCCCGGGCAGTGGTGTACACGGATTGGTTGTTTGCGTCTAACGATAATGAATCGTCGTCCCATGTAGTGCCTGTAAATGCTGAAGGGTCTGGGCTGACACCCCCGTATGGAAAGTAATAAAGTGCACCGGATACTGGGTCAGTGTAGTACCCCTGCCCAGTCGTAGGGTCAAGGTTTTGATACCAAATTTCGAGGAATACAACGTAGAGACTAGCGGGGGTCTCGGGTAAATACATCGAGGGGGGAGGAATAATAATCCGGTTCAAAGTTAAGTCTGTGGACTGGCTTCCGGTAATAGTCACTACCTCGCCGTTAAATAGGACGTCAAACGAGGGAATTGTGAACGTGTTTTCTACTGATGTGTTAAAAACCATAGGGCTGTAAGTCAAACATCCGGAAGTTACTTGGTCATTCAACAGCCGCTGACGAGCAAGAGTTTGTATTGCACTCGAAAGATTAAGGTCGCAGTCTGCAGCTTCCTGATCATGAAGATAGATAAGTCCGAGAAGGCTTTTCCCGGTGGCGTCCAGCGTACGCGAAGTATTTTCGTATTGAATCACAGGTCTTGACCTCTCTAACGAATTAGATAGTCAGTTTTCATTACAGCGCCTGCGTTTTGTCTATACACCCCCTTTATAGGGGAGTCTCAATGGCGTACTCGTATCTCAATCAATCAATAATCTCTACCCTCGTAATCTCGCCAAACCCTGCCGACTCATTTTTCTACCCGCTAGGAAACCACACCGGGTTTGCGGCAGACGGACAGAAGTATCTCGATGGGGAGCCCACAGGGGATTCCCCAGCCTCATGGTACAGCGAAGCATTCGGAACCTATCGGGGTAGCTCCCAGACGTTCCCTGCGGCTTGCCTCGTTCTTTTGTCCGAAGTATCACTAGTGATTCTTGATGAAACCACCCCCGCTCTAAACCTTTGGATGCAGGCGTTGGTGTCCGATGGGCTAGCTCTTGGGGGAAACAATAGTGGGCTGCTGGCTGGGTATACCCCTAGTGGGCTTACCTACGCAAATGGGAAGTTATCGGTTATATACACCCCCGAGGCAGGGAGTGCAATACAGACCAGCTTGGTTATTACCCTCGATTTTTCGACGGATCAAATATATTCAACCAGTGCATTACCCCCGGGATAAAACTTTAGGAGAATTGTATGAAAATTTCTAACATTAACGATCAGCTACGTAGGGACGAAGGCCTGAGATTGGTTCCGTATAAGGACACGGCAACGCCCCCGCGCATCACGGTAGGGTGGGGTCATAATTTAACCGATGACGGAGGGGCATTAGTTCCCATTACACTGGCACAAGCTGAGGCTTTCCTGACGGCTGACATCGCGCACGCAACGGCTGAAATCACAACACACCTGCCATGGGCACTAGCGCTCCCCGATGTGTATAGAGGGGTCATAACAAACCTAGTTTTCAATATGGGTATAGGAATCCCCAGCAAATCAGGGTTGTTGGCGTTCACCCACACACTGGACTTCATAAAAGAAGGCCAGTATGCGGCTGCCGCCGCCCAATTACTTGACAGTAAATGGGCAACTGAAGTTGGAGATAGGGCAACTAGGCTGGCTACACAGCTCCGGACGGGGACTTGGCAGTGATAGGTTCCGAGTCCCCCTCTTCCTGCTTCATCGAGTTCTCTCTTTGAGGGAGGAGCTCTGCCGTATCGACCGCGCCTTTAAGCGCTTGCCATAGATGGTAAAGGCCCAAACCTTCATCCGGGTCTATACCCCCGCCTGCGTACCGCTTAACCACCAACCCTAGGTAATCGTACAAGTCGTCGTTTAGTGAAATGATTTTCATGTTACCTAATACTCAGTTCACCCTGAATGGGGACGCCTTTCCTGAAATATTTACGGCGTAATACCCGTCTTTTCGACCCCAGTGACGAGCGTTCTCGGGATTGGCGAAGTACACGTCGATAACCGCACGAGACTCTCCGGCAAATGTAGTATCCACAAACCGGGCAACAGTCTTCCGATGTCCATTCTTATCCATGATCACGATCAAATCCCCCATCCGTGCATTCAGTCTCCGCTGAGTAGTAGGGGAGAGGGCGACGTTTACGATGACGTCGTCGGGAAGAGTACGCTTCTTAACAGCATAAGCGGAATGAACATTGTGTCCGTTCGCGAATCGATTAGAGTGTGGCTGCTTGCAAAAAGCAGTGACCTGCACCGGAGTCTTATGAGCCGCTAGATATCCGAGCTTCTGCTCCGAGGTCTCTAGAAGGTGCTTCACTTGCATCAGCTCAACCTGCACCTGATTGAGCTGTTTGTCCTTCTGTTCTAGTTGGTGGGTTAGCGCTCTATTCTTCTGCATCAACCTATGAGCCGGAAACCCTAATGTAATTGCGACTAATACTACTGCTAAAAGTGTGATCTTTGTCATAACAATCTCCTTGGCGAAGTCTCGCCGGGTGTGGTTGGCGCTTGTGCGTGCGTACTCCTTTCAATTTAAGGCACTCTGTATAATACCACGACCGAGACTATTTTTGTATGTAACTGAAAACGCGAGCAGTTAGCTTTCTTAGAGCATCGGTGACACTCCCCCGCCCTAAAAATAGCGGAGATTCTAGTCGCCTCGCGGCGACCAATGTGTGCGGGACACTTCTCAGGCTACGCATGGGCTTAATCTCCCGACGTTAGCGCCTGATGGCTCTGTCCGAGCCAATATGTTGACTGACCCAACGTAGTCGGCATTCGCTGAGTATCCGCAAGAGATGCAAACGAAGTCTGCTTGCGTCTTGCGATTCTCACGACTGACGAAACTACACTTAGGACAAGTTTGACTTGTGTACTTCGGGTCTACGGCAGTGAACTGGCGACCAGCATCTTCCGCTTTGTACGTCAACTGTCTAAACCACTCCGACCAACTGCAATCTAGTATCTGTTTAGCAAGGGTGCCGCGTGACATTCCTGAAACGTTCAGTGCTTCGACTACGATTGTTCCGTACTTTCTGATGACAGCGGTCGAGTGCTTATGCAGGAAATCCTTACGAGAGTTCGCAATGCGCTCGTGCAACTTCTTAAGCAGTATGACTGCTTTGCGTCTTCGGTTGCTGCCTTTGACACGTCGAGCAACACGACGTTGGGCCACACGCAGTTCTGCTTGCGCATTCTGGTAGATTCGAGGGTTCTGTATCTCAGTGCTGTCAGAGAACGTTGCGAAGGTCGTGACACCAACGTCGATGCCGACAGCCAAGTCTGACGCGGGGAGGGGTTGTGCTGTGTACTCAAATACGAGTGTTGCAAACCATCCGTTGACAGAGCGCTTTACGGTGCAGGTTTTGACTACGGCGTCGGCAGGGGGTTTACGACTGAGATGCACGCGAATGTTGCCAATCTTCGACAGCGACAGTTGCTTACCTGATAGTTCAAATCCACTTTGCGGATATGTGAATGAGTCAAAGCGTCGAGCACTCTTGAATCTCGGAAAGCCGAAGCCAGAGCGAAAGAAGTTCTTGAATGACTTATCCAGTTTATCCAGTACTGATTGCAACACTTGCGAGTAGACATTCTTGTGAACAGGAAAAGCAGCCTTGAGTGCTGGCAATTCTTTACACTGATCGTAACAACTAACTCGGTGCATCTTGCGCTCATAGAGGGCATCATTGTACAACTCGCGGCACACATCGAGAGTGCGGGCAAGTGCGTATCGCTGTTGCTTGTTTGGTTCTAACTTGTATTTGTATGTCTTTAGCATTTGACCCTCCTCCCGTTTTTTAAGTATACACCTTGATACAAATACAAAGAGAGAAATTTTAGAATCCAACAATTATTCGAGTCGGCACTTGTGGTTCATACAGGAATGTGGTGGGAGACAAGGCCTTGCCCACACAAACAACCCACTGTACCGAAGTCGTCAAGTTGCTGAAGTCCTGAGTCAAAGCCCCACCGACCGTAGCGTAGAGCAACCCACCTGTAGTGAAGTTCGCCCCTGTTGCTGTGTACACAACTCCATACTGAGTGGCCACACTAACACTAGCCCCGGCTGCTGTGGATGCGGTCAAGGCAACGCCATCGGAGAATGGATAAACTGCGTTACCATTGCTATCAAATTGCACTGTAGTGGGATCAATCGGAGCAATAGTTCCCGTAGAGGAAACCCCCACGACTGTAAGTGCCGGGAACGCTTCTGAGGATGTAAACGTGGCTGTGGTAGAACCTGAAGAGGGTGCGGGGGTGTTGTCTTGTGCTGGAACCGGAGTGTCTGCAGTTGTGGAGACCTGCATCATGCTAAAGGCGCTCCCCGCAATTACTTGTTGCCCAACAGACAAACTGTGGCTGGCAACAACTGTGATTACATCTCCCTGATTACAATAATAGTTAGCACTAAACGACAAAGTTTCTGGTCCTGCCCCCGTGAGAGACGCGGACGCCATCACAGTAGTGCCATTTAGCACAATAACCGAGCGAGTTCCGGTATCCCCGATATCCCAATTAAGAGCTCCGGTGACCGCATAGTTTCCGGCTGTTTGGATAGTGAATTGGGAGAGTGAAGTCACGTTTCCGGTCAAATCAAAATCAACTGTGTCAAACGTAACTGGAATCCCGTTGCCCACGGGCACTAAAAATGGGTTACCATCTAACTCCACCCCAAACCCGAAGCTTTGGAAAGTTGCCAATTGTTGCTGGGAGGTAGCGATAGCATTCTGAACCACGGTAGAGATATTATTCTGTTGCAGCAGCAAACTGGCGTAAGTCTGGTTGGTGTCCAACATTGCCATCTGTGTTGGTATCGAAAGTGACTGTACATCCGGGCGTAGGAGAAACGTTGCTGGGTCAAAATTATACTCCCCTTGGTTAACTGTCCACCCAGTGGGTGTGTAATACACAGCGTCGTTGACATTGTACACCCCACTAGCTCCCCAAATTCCCACCCAGTTGAATAGAGAAGCATCATCGGCTGGAGTAAACGGTCTCCAATACTGGGTGTTAGTCGGCGCTTCATCTGTGTTCCCCTGCAGGCAGATGTACGAAGATATTGCGTTGCTCGTCAGATAAGGTGCCGTAGGGATAGGCAATAAAGGAGTCCCCGGCGTCCAGCTTCGATTACGAGTTGCCGCATCTGTTTGTATTCTATTGTAGATAGATGAGTCCCCGAGTGGGTCTATGGCAGAATCCAGCGAGGCCGGGTAACTCACCACAAACCCTACTACATAAGGGTCCTGCACCAGGAGGGTAGCCAAGTTTGAATTAAACTCGCGCCAGAACTGAGAGAACCGATCCACTTCTACCGCTTCAGCGAATTGGTTATACGTATAGCGTAACTGGGCTTGACTGCTCTTCCAAGAGGAGTTGGCTTGGATGTTTTTATCTGCCATCGCGATCACCTGTTGAAGTACATTTCCGATGGCAGTGGGGTATGTGCAAGTGACCGGGTATGTTGCTTCATTTGCGCCAAGGGAGATAGAGGCTGTCGCGGAAGTGAGCACCGTAGTTGAATAATCCAAATCCTGTTGAGTGAAACTAGAAATGTAGCGAGAGTCTGAGTAAGCGTCCCATGCCGTGCTGCGAGGGTACCCCAACACGGCGGCTTCAATGTAGGACAATTTCCACAGGATTGCACCTTGGTCCCCAATTGACATGGGGAGCAGCAGTGATCCTAATAAAGTAGATCGGGGTCCGGCGACAGTTCCTGTTCCATCTACCACATTATTCCACGGTACTGGGGTTTGAGCCAACTCGGTAATAGCAGGCTGAAGCCATTGATCGTATGATGCTTGAAACTCCTGCAACCACTGACCCTCTCTCCCGGTACGGCATGAGTTTATGTACAGCAGCCAAGTTGAGGTTAACACTGGTTCAAATTCCGAAGCCACCACCGCATTAAGAGTTACATTCTGTACCAGCAATTTTCTTAAATCTGCATAAGTGGCTGCAGTTGGGGCAACATCACTAACGAGCGGCTGGGTGCTTGGTAAAATGGAGACTATGTTCTCCGCGTAGGTAGCCGGAGGCATGGAGTAGTTTGAAATAATTGCAACCGGGTTCGGCACACTACCCATCAGCAACACGGCGGGATTCGTACTCGGGTTATACACTGGCGCTGATGTAGAAGGAGCCAGCAAGCTCGCCACAAATGTGGGGTCAGATAATTGATCAGCAGTAGGCATCACCCCACCTAGTGGGGGAGCAAAGGGAGCAGAGCCATAGGAAAGCCCAGAGATCACAACCGAACTTGGGCAAGATTGTCCCAAGCTGACACTAGGTGCACTCAACTTACATGAACTAAATGCAAAATTCAAATCGAACTTCAGATTTGGTTTGAACGCGGATAGGGGAAAATTAAAACCATTGAACCTCCATAAACCAGCTCCGAGAATATTAGGAAGAGAGATGTTTTTTGGGAGACACCAATTACAGATTTCATTCATCAGCATTGCGATGCTGTTAAGATTCTGCTGAATCACCCCCAACATGTTCTGCTCAATCATCGAGAGGATGCCAATATTCTTTGTAAGAGCTCCGACGAGCCCAATGATTTCCTTCTGATATGCTTGCACTGTCTTTAAAATGTTGATTGAATCAATGACGTATTTAAAAGCCCTAGGCTTGTCCGAAAGCTGCCCGTCCACCGCGAGGGAGTTCATATGGAAATACCCCTCGATGTGTTTCATCAAAAGGGCCTGTTTCTGCTGTAGGAAGTGCTGGGCATCCGCAATGCTTTTCTCGGAGAATCGGCCCGCCTCTAATGCCTTGTGGTAATAGGTCTCAATTGTAGGATCACCCAGCGGATTAAATTTCTGGACGTCCCGTACCAACGTAAGATTACCCTTGCACCTGATGGGGTACATCAACTTATCGTTAAGGTCAGAGATTGGTGTAGCCGCCCCGCTCGTTCCTGAAGCCGTGTTAATAATTCCATTAGTGGACGTCAGCGTGTTGGTAAGCAAGCTGGTGGCGGAGCTAATTGCACCTGTAATCGGGTTAATTGCACTACTCATAAATTATCCTTTAGACTATCCCCTCTAATCACTACCCATCACATTCAATTCATTTATCTTGTCGTAGTTGCCGCCCTCTAGATTCCCTAGTACTGGAGATTCAGTTACGCAGGAACCCAACGCCGCTACTCGTTTATTCTGGCAAGTCTCAATGCTGTTCACTTTCGTTACGCTCAACTTGTTAGTGCACTCGACAACATAGTCCCCAGAGATGGTCTGGTGCCAGTTGCCTTTAACAAACATGTTGACGTCGCCATTGATCTCTAGTTGGAGTCCACGGTTCTGGGAGTTGGCACCGATGACGATCTCAGCGCCACCATCGGCGGAGAAAGTGAAGGAACGCTTCTGTGCGTCCATGCCGACCGACATCACCATCCCACCGTCTAAGTCCATCGTCAGGGACTGCTGTGAGATTTCGTTCTTGCCAATACGGAGTAAGATATCACGGACAAAATGTAGATCAGCCGACTGCCCTTGGGCGTCCATGTTAGTGATAGGGGCTCCGCTCCAGTAGTAGGGGCTGAAAGGCCCCGGAGGACTGGACTTGATGAGTTGGGATTGCCCCGCAGTTGTTAAATCATGGAATTGATAATTACTATCGCCCGGTGGGTACGTCGGTCGATCTGGGCTCTTAGAGTCAAGGCGACCCGGGGTGCCGGGGGTGACGGGGATGCCGGGAGCAAGGTAATTTCCACTAATATCGTACCCATTCTGAATATGCCTACGCTTGACATTCTTATCCCGTCCTCCCACACGGAGCACAATACCCCCATCCAACGCTCCACGAAGGCTGATATTCTCCCCCGCTTGTTTATTGGTCAGCGAACCCGCATCTCCTAGATTCCTAAGGGCTCGATTTGCTGCCGTCCAGTATTGAAGGGAGCGGGGTTGAACGAGGTCTTTGCTGCCGCGAATCTGGGTAAGCACGGTTCGACCGGAGGTTGGGAGTGAAGTGTCGTCGGCACCGAGGCGAATAACCACCTGCCCAAGTGCCTGTAAATCAATGGCTTCCTCCTCATCCCGATTCTTTCCGATCACCGCTTTCACGCTCCCCACGAAGTGTGCTTCAAGGGAACGCCCAGCGCCGTGAGGGTGTTCGTAGGTACCGCTCCAGCCAATATTTTCCTTAGGGATAGTAGAGCCTATCTCCATAGAAACAAACCCTTCTTTTGTGATGTCCCAGCGTGTACTGTTGTACTCGTGGGGGAACCTCACCGAGTGGCAAGAGGCTGCGAGGCGTGCCTCTAAATGGTCGGCGGAATCTACGACGACGGCGTAACCGGAGGATGTATTGGCCGAGAAGCGACCCATCTTCGGTTGGGTTGTGTTTGTGGGGGTGAACAACGTCGGCTTGAGGACTTTGCCGTAGGTATCCTTGTCGAAGCGGTTGTAGCCCACCAGTGTGCCTGTGGAGCGCTCTACAATGAATGCCCTGCGTTGAGGTGTGGTGCCCTCATTTGTGGAGGGTCCAACGACGAGACGCCCCGCTTTTCCATACGGGCTGTCCACACTCTGATCAATCCCGTAGGTTTGATCGTCGTGAGACATTGTTCCCGTTTTGGTGATGGAGGTCTTTCCCCAGGGGCTGGATGTGGTACCTAGAACCTCGTCGAAAAGATCAGTCTCCAATACTTCTACTGGAAGCGGGTAGTCGAGGGAGAATTCTTGAATTCGTTCAATGTGTTCTGAGAACTGAATAACATCATTCTTTCCAAGAAAATAGCGGTCGGTTAAGGCGGCTCCCGGTTGTAGGAATACAGGGTATTGCTGGCTTCCATCGGGCATCATTGTCGGCTGCAACCCTGCCGCTTCATCGCGATCTACTGCGCCTGTAAAACAGACCCCTGCGTCGGTGTAGGAAACCTTACGACCCGTGATCCGAGTCCACTCGCGACGGTCGGGATCAAGTTTGTCACGAGAAAGGTCACGACTTGATCTATCCCACCCTGTGTCAAATTTTTCTGTGTACCCACCTGAATATGTGGCTGACTTCTGTCCGGGATAAGCCTTCCGATAAATACTACGGTGGCGTACGTTATACCCCCCCACATCCTCCGGACCTCGGGTGGCAATCGCTCCGAGTCCTCGGATGGTGCCCTCTGCAACATAGGTGAGAATAGCAATTTGCATGTAGCCCGAGTCGTAGGCGATTGGGACAGCGAGCACGCTGGAGCCAACTTCTGGCATCTGGATATCCGTGCCTTCTAAACAAGAGGCGTGGGACGGAACAGCATCAACGTCGGAGTAGATTGCTCTAGAACGCACATCTTGAATTGTGCACACAATACGCTCATTATCGACGGTGAGAACTCGGGCGCGAAATACTTGATGCGCATGTTCTGTCCTACTAACATCAGTGGGGCCGGGGCGGTACATCAACGAGTTGTCTTTTACATGTACTGACATTTAATTAGCTTCCGAATAACTTAGTGAGCATGTTGGTCGTAGGGGAAGAGGAAGAAGAGTTGTTTGTTGGGGCAACCCCTATTCCATTTACAGTGGCTGTGCTTGGTAGACTGTTTACCCCTGTGCCATTCTCATTTAATACTGTGTTAAGGGCGTTCATCATTGGGGTGGATGGCTTTGTCCCTCCAGCTAAGAACATATTGAGTGCGTCTGATGTTGAATTCCCATTCAACCTAGCGCTGGTGTTATCGGCAGCCGTAGCGGCACTGACTGGGTTGGCGTAAGAGGGTGTCGAAGACGAAGTCGGGGAAATTGGGGTGTTGTCACTCAACTCGAATGAAGTATTCTCAACAACACTCTGGCTTACCTTAGTGAGAGCGTCACTGAGTTGTGCTCCCGCTTCTAATGAGGTTGGGTTACTAACACCAGCAAATAAGAAGGCGTTCACTCCGTCCAAGATCACCGCATTTGCAGGATTCGAATACCCCTTACCCCCCGTGGCGTCTAGGATGATACCTGCACGGGTCTCATAGTAGGCCTTTTTAAGGCTGCGCCATCGACCCCACGGGAACGGGGTCACCAATTCATACCCCTTCTCATCAGTGTAAGGCTGAGAGGATAGAATTTTTTGGTAATAGGTCATATTCAACCCACCACCAGTCCAGTTCTCCTTAGTAAAGAATGGGGCTCCAACCTTAAGCACCCCACCTGAAGCATTTCTTGCAGTAACAGTAGCCCCCCCAACAGATTTATCAGCTTTGTATGTCAAATCGCTAGCAACTACTTTATCCACCTGTGGGCGGAAACACGCCACATCAGTATCTGACGCAGTAGCCCACGATGTCCCCATATTTTTCTTATAGAAATCGCTTAAAGCTTGTTGAGACGGAGTAGGTTGCTCCTGTGGCAGAGTTTTCAAAGTCGCCACGGGGTTTGTCAAAAGTGAGTTTGGATCAATGGACACTTTAAACGGGGTCTGCTTGAACAAAGCTGTTGGGTTAGAGGCTGCATTAGCGGCGGCGGTATACGCACCCGCCGCTGCAGACGTGGTAGTTGACCACTGCATTACCAAGTTTGGTTGAGTTGCCAAGACATCCTTCCCCGTCTCTGCGCTAGTTGTGTTGAACATTGGCCGCTTACGAATGGTGTCTAAGGTGATTGTCATTGTAGCAACACCACCTTGTTGATAATTTAGGCTGACCATTTTTATGTACCCGTACATATCTTTGTGAGGGATGTACATGGGAAACCCAAGACGCAACTCAGGCCGCATAGGAATCGTGATGCTGTAGGTGCGGAATCCCCTGTTCTGACGATTCATTTCGCTTACAGCAAATGCATAGGCGGCAACCTTATCATGATATCTTAACCAGGGAATGGGAGTAGCGGGTTGTTCTCGAAGCCCGAATCTAATTAATTTTGGGATATCTGTGTGAGTGACAATTTGATTGGTCATATCCACAGTTGGCCCAATCCCCGAGTTTGTCCACGCGGGCTGCATATTAATACGAGTGAATTTAATCGCAGCCTGATCCTCGGACTCCGACTCACTCTCTATCTCTGATAGATGCACTATAAACGGGTTGTTATCGGAGGTGATGTTATCCACGGGGGTGTTTCCCCCTGCAGGTGATTTTTCATTTCCGAGTTTAGTCACGTCCAGATTATAGAGAGGGGGCTTGAAGATAATCATCCCATCAATATCTTGGTACCCCTCGAATCCAATAATTTGAGTAAGAGTGCGAATTCGGTCGAGGCGACACGTAATGTTTCCATTAACGAGAGTTACATCTCCAACGCCGTAGTCTGGTAAATACTCCCTTAATGTAGCTAAGAATGGGTCTGCTGCAGAGCCATCCCCATAGCGAGCGTCTGTGGGGCTTTTCTTCCCCACACGGTCGGACTCCGACGCCATCTTTGAACTACTTGCACTTCCCTTGGCATCGGTTGCATTTGTGCACTGATCTTTAGATAAAGGTACAGGATGTATGGGGTTATCGGGTGACTGTTTGCTCGGATTGAATAGAGTGTTACCTAGTACCCTAGTATCTTTAAGCACACTTAGGAGAATGCCGTTCCATTTATTAATATACCCCTTCTCTACTGCATTTGAAAACTCATCTCTACTTGCCTTTACCCCTGTCAACGCATTCAACTGAAATTGATCAAAAGAAAGTGCCTCAGCGAACTCTGCCGCAAGCTGATCATACACATTCATATTGTTGTAACGAGTAATAGCCCCAGTCATCTTATTAGGTGAGTTGGACATACCGGAGGGGTTCAAGTCTTGGTAAGTGAACGCTAGAAACTGTAGTACTCCAATGCATTGAATAGAAATAGTCAAGGTAGACCCTGTATCCTGATGAGAAATGTGGGTAGTCACACCGTTGAAGACTCTATAGTAAATTGTGTTCTTGACCATAATCCCTGAAGACGACGTCGCTAATCCCGATTTAGAGGGATAATATCCTTTTGCGAACGCTTTTACATGCATCATGCTCTCGATGAGATTGTTTCCCCCCGGAGCCATATAAAGATGCTTATCCTGTGCGGGCACAATCAAGGTGATGCTACACGAGGGGGTTAGATTATCTACGTCATAACTAGCTTGGAACGAGCTGAGGTGATCGTTAAAGCTGACGGTCGTGTACGGCTGACCCTCATCTTTCACAAAGTAGTTATTGATGTAGGGAGAATTATCTAGGTACACCAAGACGTCGGGACTCGTTTTGATTATTTCGCGAGATTGCGCCGTTTGAGAAATATTGCGAATTGTATTACTTGTACTCATTTAGTAATAAGTTCCTTTTAACTGCCGTCTACCTTAGCTGCTATCTGGGCTGGAGACCAATTCAATGTTGCTTGCATCGCTGCAGCAGCGGTGGAGCTCAACAGCGTATTAGGCATGTGGAAGTTGGGTGAAGGTAATGCAGTCATAGAAGGTGTTCCTTGTTGAAGTCTCTGCATCTCCTGCTGTGTTGCTGTTGTATAGTAATTGCTGTAAGAGTGCCCTCTCCGAGTATCTGTGTCCAACAAATTGCTATCGTAGGGGGATGTTGAGAGGAATCGTTCCCTCCATGAGATAAATGACAACTCAAAGGTTGCAGAGTAGGGCTTCTCGGCGTCAAAATGGACACTGAAAGAGTCGAACATCCCGCTCCAAACAAAGTTCCCTACTGTCAACAACACATCCTGATGGCATTTAATAAATTTGCGAGACACCCCTTGTAACGTCCCCGAGAATGCCTGCTCCCCTTCCCAGAAATACCCATTACTTTCATAAAAGGAAGTCAAGGCCATGAGGTTGCGATATGATTTGGTAAAATAGGAATATTCATCTGCCAACCCTAGAGAGAAATATTCTCCCGCCGTCGTTCCTGACATACTAACTCGTCCAAGCCCTTCTCCCCATACTCCAAACTGCCATCCATCGCGGGTTAGTGCTTGTTGATCAATGGTCTCCCTGTTAACCTGTATGGTGGTGGGGTTGACTAGAAACCGAAAAGTAGCGGTGTTATTAAGATTCGGGTTTCCGCTCGAATCAAATCCTCGATGTGGGATGCGAACTGTTATATAGTCTTTAAACGCTGCCTTCGCCGCTTTAAGGTAGAAGCTGCTAGCGGTTACTGTATTTGGGTTAGCTCGGGATATGTTCGTTTGTCCTGCAGCCAAGATACTGTTAGGCTGAGCACTAAACGCGTTAATACCACCACTCGGTGTGGTGCTCTGGTTAGGGATCGATACTTGATTTGGAATGAATTGTTTCTCACCCCTAATTGGTAACTGGATGGTAGCCCCCGACGTTGCCTTGGAGAAGTCGCTAAGATCATTAGGATCGGGGTTTGCCGTGGGGTCAATATATAGGGAGGAAGCAGCCGGGGGTAGCGTCCCGATGGCGGGGGTTGTTGCGGGAGTAATGCTTCCCACGGTCGGCTGAACGTTCGGCACCACCTGCCCATTAGGGAGAACAGTGGATGTAGTACCATCGGGATTTGTGATGATCGACATAAACTACCTCGGTAAGTAAAGCTGGTTGATCGTCCGTTCCACTTGAAACACAAAGGAAAACGTCCATTGAAATGGTTTTTCCGCGCTCATTTGCCACGAGAGCGATTTAAAAAATCCATAATACGTGTTTGACTTGTACCGCATTGTGACATACCCACGGGTCAGGATGTCATTATTTCGGGCGTTCATTTGAGTATTTGATATACCAGTTGTAGAAGAATACAGTGAAGTCCCGGCTTGGGTTAAATCCTGTCCGGTATTCTGGTACCCCGCATTGTGATACCACACATTCCCGTTCATCTTAAATAGGGACAGAAATTCTACGAACGCGTCCTGAGCTGCCACACGCATAGCCTCCGAAATATCCGGAACTCTCTCGTTTTGCATCAGCATTGTGTAATCGCTGGGAGTGGTGGGAGAGGCCGCTCCCGGTTGGACAGGCCCTGCTGCTGGAGCTCCTCCCATCCCCGCTGGGGCGTAAGTAGTGATCACCTGACCATTAGGGGCTGAGCGAAAGCGATACCCGCTCATAAGTAGCTGCTGGAGGGTATCGCTCACCGTCGAAGTACTGTAGAAATCAGTCAACCCCATCTGGTTCATGAATACACCCGTTGTACACTGACCCTCAATCGTATCAGCCTGCATCCCCCACATTGTGAGGTGCCATCCGGTGCGCGTTTGTTGCTGATGAAAATTATGCTTCGATGTAATGTTGAACTCTTTCATAGAAGCGTTCAAACGAATCTCTAACGGAATCTGATTGATGGGATTAGCTGAGGGATTAACCGGGAGCCACTGACTACCGTCTCGCTTCAGCATAACCTTGAAAACAACGGGTGCCTTAGTCTTGCTGACTCTTGGATTCCCTGTTAGAAGATTGGGGTCTTTATACCACGGGGTTACATCGAGTCCGGCTTCGATGTACAGCTTAGGGATTAACGCTGCGACATCATCAGCGCTAGCTGAGACTGGGGGCAGCCCTGTAGCCGCTACGATAGACCGATTGAAATTAGCTGAGGTTCCTGTGGGGGTTCCCTGAGCCTGAGATGCTTGAGCGTTCTGTGCTTGGGCGAGAGTTGATGGGTCTGACCCCCCTGCCGTCTTATAAAGTGTAGAGAAGTTATTTGCATACGCTACTGCCACAGGGCCGGAACCCATGTAAGACTGAGCTGCCGCAACAATATTTCCACCATTACTATCGAGTCTATCTCCTAGAAACTGAGCTCCCGCATCTATACTGTCTTGCGCGTTTAATGCGCTACCCGCGTCGAGACCGAGGTGTGCAAAGTTCGCAGGCATGATCTGCATCAACCCCGTTGCTCCTGAATCTGAATTCACAGCGAGGGGGTTGAAATTTCCCATCTGGAAACTACCTGTATTACTATTAACACACCCGGATTCTAAGCACATTATGGTACCTATGGCCATAGGGTCCACCCCATAATTAGCCCCGGCTGTCTGGGCCATCTGCCAGTAACTATCAGGCATCCCATACGCTGAAAAGGGGTTTGACATTTACGGAGTACCTCCCAACTTCAATCCTGTCATATGGTCCGCCACTGTAGTGGGACTCGACTGATAATCAGCCGGACGAGTGGTCAAATCATTATTCATATGAACCTGCTGGTACGCGGTGCCAAAATTGTTATAGGTGACCGGGCCTTTTGGTTGGTCAGGAGTTTTTGTTGTAGCACCGGAGGACGCTGTCCCAGACGGCGCTGTCTTGTCAGTCTTAGCTTGGTCGTCCGCCGCTGCAGTGGCCGCTCCTTGCTGTTGTGCCGCTGCAGTAGCATTCTGCTCTCTATTCGCCTTTTGCTGAAGATCAAAAACTGTCCCCGGAATAGAGGTGGTGTTTGTCAACTGCGTATTAACAAACTCTCTCCCTTCACTTAATTTTTTATGATTATCCCTAATTTCTGTATTCGTCATCACACTACCGCGATTAGCTAAATCCCTACCCTCAGTTAATTGTTTAAGCGCAAAGTTTGAATTTGCTATCGCCTCATCATATGTGGATAAGAGCTTTTTATCTGGGGCGCTCTTATTGGATTCGGTGTTCTTATCCTCATTCAACTGTTTGATTTGGTTGGTTAAAAACCCGATACCTTTCCCCACGTACTCATCATTGGCATAAGTTTTGTACTCATTTACAGCGCCCTCACCTGCTGTGTCATCTTTTGCCCCACGGGCATGAAGGAAGTCAAGTAACGGACGAGAGAACAAATTAATAGCATCGGAAATCCAGTTAAACATATGCTGGAACGCATTTGCAAAAATATCGGCTGCCAACTTAGTTTGTTCTGCTACTTCCATTTGTTTCTTAGTCTCCCCCTTCGCCACCTCCTTCGCCATGACTTCCTGAACTTCCTTCATTACAAGCTGGAACGCATCCGCCGTCTTCGATACCGCCCCCATCAGTTTGTCTATATCTTCCCCCTTAATAGACTTTACGAATGACTTATCATCCAGCCCTTTCTCTCTTTTTATCTTGGCTTCGTGTTCTGCAATGGCCGCGAGCTTCTTGTATTGCTCATTGGTAACTGGATCATACTCATTTTCCCCTCGCGCTTTTGTCGCTTCGTTAACAAAAGTGGACACACCCCCATGGAAGGCTGGGCTTATACTCGCTACTTGATCTTGGGTGACGTGAAATTTTTCCATCAATAACGACATGAGTGGTGCGGCTGCGGAATTCATCTTATGAGGATCATTCAACAGGTCCTCCTCCCGAACCTCAGATTTTTGAGCGATGAATTTTATTATTGCGCTATTATCCAGTGCTTGAAGCATGGGGTTTGTTGGAGTCATTTGGCGAGAAGCACCATACTGAACTAAATTCCCATTAGCTTGCAACTTCTGGTGCATATCGAGGTTGTTAGAATCGATCAGCGCTTGTTTGATTGCGTCTCCTAAATTATGGGTAAGCACATTGGCAGGTTTATCCCCTTGAAGTCTCCCAAACTTC